TGCTGCCTCCCTCTATGTTGACTACATCTTCCTTGATACGGATGAGCGTCGCAAGATGGCCCAGAACCCCCACGAGTACCTCATTGAGCAGCTCCAGTTCACGGGTGACGAGTCTGTCGGCTCCTCCTCCAACAAGATCAAGCTCAACTTCAACCACCCCTGCAAGGAGCTCATCTGGGTTGTTCAGCCCGACGCCAACGTCGATTACTGCTCGTCCTTAGATGCCTCCCAGGTACTCTACAAGTGCTTCGGTGCCCAGCCCTTCAACTACACGGACGCGATCGATGCCTTACCCAACGCGATCCACGCTTTCGGTGGCCCCGTCGAGACCCAGGGCACCAACGGCTTCATTGCCACCAACGGCCTCTTCCAGATGGCCGGTGCCCTTGATGGTGGCATTGAGTACGTTCCCAACCCCAACGGAACCCTTAGCAATGTTCCCATTTCCAACAATGGTCTTTCTTCCGCCCAACAGTGGGGAACTGGAACCTTCACGGGTCTTGATGGTGCACCCCCCTCTGCCTCGTACGTTTCGGATGCTGGCACCTTCGTTCTCTCCGAGACTGCCCTTGACATGCACTGTTGGGGTGAGAATCCCGTCGTCACGGCCAAGCTCCAGCTCAACGGCCAGGACCGCTTCTCTGAGCGTGAGGGATCTTACTTCGATGTTGTCCAGCCCTTCCAGCACCACACCCGCAGCCCCGATGCTGGTATCAACGTATACTCCTTCGCCCTGCGCCCTGAAGAGCACCAGCCCTCAGGTTCGTGCAACTTCTCCCGCATTGACAATGCTGTCCTCCAGCTTGTCCTTTCGGCCGGCACGGTTTCGGGTACCGCCACTGCCAAGGTCCGTGTGTACGCTGTAAATTATAATGTCCTCCGTGTAATGAGCGGAATGGCAGGCGTAGCATATAGTAATTAGGGTTAGTCACAAAATAAGCGTGACCAACAAACTAATTACATCTATATTATTTGATATTTTTATATAATTATTTACAATTAATTATATAATTTAGATTATTCTTTATTCTTTTTCCGATTATCCGCTATCTCTTTTGCTCTCATTTTTTTATATTCTTCGTCTCCGTATTTTTCTCTCATATTTTCTCTTTGCTTTTGTTTTCTTAATTTTGCTTTTTCTCTCTTTTCTTCTTCGGTTTGTTTATTTTTATTTTCTCCTATATTTTTGTTGTTTTCTCTTAATTTTGCCATTTTTTCTTTTTGTTTTTCTCTTACATATTCGATTCCATGCTCGTTTATCATTCGTTCTCGGTGGAGTCTTTGTTTCAACCTATTTTTTTCTTTTTTATCTAACTCTATTTCATCTTTTTTATTTTCGTTTTCATTTTCAACGTATTCTTCTATAAAATAATTTTCAGGAATAGGATCGTCTTCTATAAATTCATTCTCATGTTTTTTATATATTAATCCAAATTTATCAAAGATATAATCAAGTTCATAATCTTTTTTCATATAGTTACATTCACAACAACATGATTTTACATTGTCCACTAAATAACCCATTTTATTATTTATCCTATCAATTCCGTTTGTGTGATTATCTTCGTTCTTTTTACCACACAAATAACAATCATTTTTAATAATACGCTCATAATCATAAGGAGTTAGTAAGAAATCCAATTGTTTTTTCAAAGCTCTATTTCGATATTGACAATACAAAACACTTTTATGATTTGAAAAACAATCCGGGTATAAATTTCCTTTAATTTTTCCTTGAAACGTTAATATATGTTCAACACGTTTTATAAAAACTTCATCGCTCGTTGAACCTTTCATATAATTACATATTTTACAACAACTAACACAATTTTCTAATACATAACCTTTCGTTTGATCTTTCCTATCGATCCCATTAAATCCTCGATCTTGAATGATGCCACAATAATGACAATCTTTTGCGACAAGTTCTACATATTCTTCATAATTAATTGTAAAATCGAGATTTTTATATTCAGCGTTTCGCTTGTAATTTGAATAATTTATTTCTGTACTGTTTTTCTTATTTTCATTCGTCTCTAACATTTTCTCTGGATTATTTTCTCTCCATTTTTTTGCGTTTTCGGCGTTACGTTTCAAAAAAGCTTCCTGATCTTCATCCATTTTCCGTTGCCTGTAATTCAAAGTTTTCAAAGCCACTTTTTCATAGTTATTTTCCTCCCACTTTTTCTTAACCGCTTTTCTTTCAGGTTTCGCTTCATTCTTTCGTGCAACCGCGTTTCTATGTTCTTTGTCTCTTTTTAAATCATTCTTTTTTCCTTCAGCTCGACAATCGAAACACGTTTTGGTTTCAGCCACTTTTTCCCCAATAAATTTATCAAGTGGAAAACTTTTACGACAAAATGAACACTGTTTTGTTAGAATAACGACCTCATTCTGAATGGTTTCTGTTACTACTTCATTCACTTTGGATCTCCGTTTACGATCTTTCTCCCTTTCTTTTTCTAAACATTCCTCACATTTATTAAATTTATATTCTTGATCTAACTGTTCACGACACCCGCGAATATAATTATAACATAATTTTTTATTAAGCTCCCGGGTTTCATCTTCAAATAAACATATCTGGTGTTTTCCGCAGTAACGATTTTCATCTGATCTTTTAAATTTACATCCTCCTTTACCACAGAAAATAATCACTTCTGTCTCTTTTTTCGCGACTTTATTTTTCGCACCTCGTTCTCTACATTTATCGCATGTTTTCCGATCGTCTTCAAAATAATACATCTTTTTACAGCCATTACACCGTTCTAGATTGACCAACATTTCCGGAGTATAATCCACCATATATTGATGAAACTTACAAAATGTGGTCCCATCAATTGACCGAAAAACGCAGTCTTTTCCAGCATAATCTTTCGACAAACATTTTTGGATTTCCATTATGAAATATCTAAAGATATTGTTTCTAAGCATTTCACCGCGTTATATCATTTATCAGACCCTCGAAAAACATAGTACCGAATCGTTTTTTTACGATCTTCTTTCGTTGTATAATCGTTACCAATAAATGTATAACCCTGTTTTCGTAATATACTTCGCAAAAGACTCAAATATGGACGTTTGCATTCGGTTTTCGGTTTATAGACCGCCATATTCGAACATGCAAAATAGGTTTGTATTTCTGTTTTAAGTCCTATTATTTTATCCTGTTTTTCCAAATCGGAATCTAAGTCACATAACAAAAAAGATCCGGTCGAATCTAGGCCCAAGATTTCGATCAATTGTTTAGAAATATCTTCACGTTCCTTTGCGTATTTTTCAGATAGCTTCGGTCTCATAATTTACTTATATGTTGAAGTTATTTTTATATTTTTATTCAGCTGTTGTTTGAATTTATTTAGGAAATCTTCCATTGAATTAGGGGGAACCCCAGGTCTTCAGAATCAGCGAAGCTGATTCCAGCCCCTATGATGACTAATTCCCGTCCTTCGATTATTTTAATTCCTTATCATTTTGCCTCAAGTGGTTCTTTAATGAAAAATACATGTATTTTTACTGAGTTCTCGGTGGATAGTGCTGTATTGAATAACACCATTGAATAATTAAAATATAAACTTATTATATATTTCGAATGTCAGAACCCGTAGCCGAAGTGGTAAACGAAACGGATCCCGTTGAACCAGAGGGACTTAGTAAAAAACAAAAAATAGCTATTGCCACTGGAACTACAGCTGCGTTGGGTGCAACTGCCGCAGGATTAACAGCATCGGGTGTCGGTGCAACTGCGGTAGCGGCTACTGCGGCAAGTGCAGCGGCAACAGGAAGTGCTATCGCCGCCACAGGATCAACTGTAGGAGCCGCATTACTTGCACCGATTGCCGGGTTATCTATTGGTGTGCCGGTTGTTGCACCTGTTGTAGTGGGAATAGCTCTTATTGTATACATTCTTGTCAAAAAACATCAAAAAAATAAGGAATTATACGAAGTAATGAGTCAAGCTGTTGAATTAATTATGCGTATCGAAAAATGTGAAATCTTAATGCGTGAAATTCTGATGTCCACTGGATACATATCAAATAACGTAACATTGAATCGTTTATTGGAAGAATTAATGACAGAAATATTAAGAATATGTCCAACATCAGTAATCCAAGAATTTGAGAAAGTAATAAATGCTGGAGGTAGTGCCGATAAAAGGATTGTATCTGAACTTGGAAAAAGAGGAAAGGAATGGACACTTGGATTAAAACGTCTTCGACGTTTTACCGCGAATAACATTTTCACAAAATATAGATACAGTTTAATTATTAATAAACTCACTATGATAAACGCGTTCTTTACTACATTATTTGCGGAATTTACATTAACAAAAATGGTATTGGACGGAACGTCAGCGGGTGTGAAAATCAATAGAAGTAGCGAGGCGGTACAAGGTTTAATCGACTCTTTGAAACATGGAAATCTTTTACTCAAGGGAAAAGACCGAACCTTTTTTGGTAAATCAAAAAATATTACCACATACGGTCAACAAGAAAATTTATTGGATGGATTGAGTGGTTACCTTAAACAAGAAGAGGGATCAAAAGAAGCATATGATCAAATTAAAGGGCTCATTCTTAAAAATTCAAATGATATTTCTGCACCGCCACTACCCCCCAAAAAGGGAGGAACAAAAAAGAAAAGGGTCAAACTTAATAAGAAAAAATAAAATAATATAAACCTTTGATAATTGTAAATGTATAATTATCAATGTCGGCGTCTTATAATTCGACACAGTTAAATACCCAAAATGATTTACTCCTGAAAAATCTGATGGAGTTTTACAAAGAACGTACAAATCTGGATAAAATGATGAAGATTATCAATGGCGAATCTAAGATTTCATTACGTATTGTTGATTGGTTTGTCACGAATTATGCCAAAAAATATTATACAGTTTATGAATTGGCTAATTCACATAGTTCCGGATCTACACGATTCAAGGTTTACAATGATTATAAGTTGAAGTTGAAAGCTTACGCGAAACGCAGATTCGATCCGTTCTGTAGGTGGGACCGCATCAGCATACCATATGATGCTGATAATTTTATGGAAACCACGATCGGACAACTGAACTTCTTTAAATGGGCGATAGAAAACAACATAATTAATTATTTGGAAACGAATTATGATGTGATTGAGACGGATATGAATTCGCGAAATAGTACTTCCAAGAAGAAACATTCAATCGATAATATTACTACCATGGAAACCCAAGGAGATGGATCAAAGACGAGGAAGAAGAGAGAAGAACTTTCGATTTCTGCATGTAAATGTATTAAGAAGGAGGATGTAAAGATTGTAGTGAAGTTCAATTAGGGCGGGGGAACCGTAGGTTCCCCCCGCACCCCCCTCCTCCTTTTAATTGCATTTGGTTATATAATAACTTTTTTGCTCCTGATCGATCAGGAGCAAAAATTGTTATGCTTATCGGTTGATATAATTACCGATAATTGAACACATATTATAAAATGTCGCTTTCCTCGGTGGGAAAGCGATTCGATTCGACAAAAGGTGGTAAAGACAGAGAGATTTTCATGTTAAATGTAAAAAACATTCAAGTCTTTTTTGAGAAAGACGTGACGTGTTTTGTGTAATAATTATAGGAACAAGCTCGGCCTATAGCCTTCAGTTTAAAATAAATATAGGAAGGGATATATTTAATTCCTTTATAAAGGAAGGGGTCGTAGGGGAAACCTTGGTTTCCCCTACTTCATGGGGTATTGCCTCTGATCACAAGCTACTTGCAAAGGAACCGGCAACACTACAGGGAGTCTATCAATAATGTTCAAACTTTTTAATCCTTTCAAATGAGGAACAAGGGGCGGTAATGGTTTTACTAAATTCGTAGATCCGATTCCAAGAAGACTCGATTCAATGTCGGTATAGTTATAAGCCAATGGTGTTGACCCCATGCGTCCCTGAACTAAACCGTCTCCCGAAAACATAGATATCTCGGGAACCGCATAATCTTTATATGTTTGATATGCAGCTTGTTTATCAAATGACCATTGTTCCATGCAATAATCACCGGGGGTATTAATACTTCGTGTTGATGCCATTTTATAATATATAATAATAGAGAATATATTATACAACCTAACGCTTGTATGTTAATTTTTCTTTAAGTTCAATATATTGAATCGACTTATCATCAAATTTTTCCGGGTCTTCATAATAGCAACACAAACATTCATGAAATCCCGCAAAATAGTCATACGAAAATAGTACAGACAACCCGATCGAGCGATCCATCGAGATCATCTTTTCCGCCGCACTATCATATAATTCTTGGAACAGAGGGTTATTACAAGTACTATCATAAACATAATCCAAACATCTGGATGTATTTTCCATATCAAAATCTTGTTCATCACGTGATATTTCGTCGATATCGTCACTCAAATCGTCCGGACTTTTCATTCCAAACACCTTACGGAGACTTGATCTATACTCAAAATCGTTGGAATATTTTATTTCCTTTTGGGAAATATCGTAAAATATAGGTTTTTTCATTACTCTATATTTTATATTGTGTTTTGTTTATTACAGTTTATTTGAAAACAATTAATACGCGGGTCTATGATTCTGTTTCAAATAAGGATCCTCCGCCATTTCACGTGTCATAGCACCTCCTCTTACCCACCCGTCTAACGCAGCCTCTTCAATCGTATACTTGGCATCTTTAACATGCTCTTCCATCTTCTCACTCGTGGGATAAAGCGAATAACCCATGAAACTTTGAGACATAATGGTGGCAACACTCTTTTTATCGGCAACCGTTTCACCCTGTAAAAGTTGGGATTCTAAATCGGGGTCGCATGATCCTCTACCTAAATATGGCACAGTCAAAAAAGGACGCTGTAATAATTGTAATCTACCTAAAGCACGCTCTTCCTCGGTTTTCAATAATAAAACGGATTCGTCATCCACATGTCCACCACCAACACTACTTCCACCATTAATGCTAGAAGGAATGACAATCGGTTGTTCCGTCGCAAAGTTAAGTTGAGAATCCGAAGGAAACTCGACGAAGTAGTTGGATAAAGTATAATTGGAGAATTTTGTATTTTGCGTCGTGCGTTGTGTCTGGCATGTCGAGTCATCCTCGATGCGATCTATTTTATAAAAGGTATAATCTTTTACTACAGACATCTGTTTTATAATACCGGAAGAAATTAATGCAGGGGAACCAAGGTTCCCCCCGCACCCCCCTCCTTATACCATTTTGATATTTGAAATAAATTAAGATCATTCGTTTCAAATTGTCTTGTAAAAAGAGTTAATTAGATGAAGGAGGGGGTGCGGGGTCTGGAAATCCGAAGGATTTCTGATGACCTTGGTTTCCCCTCAATAGTTGTTATATCTAGCTCCATTATTCCTAGCACATGCAAACATATTTCCTTCTTTACATGAAACCATACTTCCGTAACAGAAGTCCGCAAACGCTCCCTGATCATTTGGAATTGTGGTCGCGGGATTCGAATAGAATCGACCCATCGATTGTTCAAACTGTAATTCTTCGCCTAAACTATTAAATAATTTATCGGCAATATCCGGCTGACCCGGATTCGCTTCTTGGACCATTTTTTTTGCATTCACCAATGCATCATTTCTTCCCTTTTCAACATAAACCGGAGGTGCCGGTTTTTTCATAGGATTATATTCATAATCTGGTAATAATACATTATCTAAAGGATTTGTCGGAGTGGAAACGTCGAAAATGAATGGATTTCTTGTTTCAAATCCTTCGTCTTCTTGGAACCTCACCTTTTTTTCGTCCTTTTGTTTATAAAAAAAATACATCAAGAAAATCAAGAAAAGCGACAAAGCGGTAATTCCAAGAATTTGGACTTTTCTCGAATAAGCGAAAGATAAAAGTCCTAAAACGATTACCGTTCTAGATACAGCATTTAACTTTTGTTCAAAACTCATCGAATCCATTGGGAAAAACTCAGTGATATACTTCTGTTGTAATAATACATTTGGGTCATTCGACCAGAAGGGAATCTTTTTTGCTCGTTTGAGAGAAGATAGACGCTTTTCCATTTGATTTTCTACATCTTCCATATTTGGAACTAATGTATCTTGGTTATCTTGATCTGAAATATTAATATTTAATTCGATTTGGGACATTATATATTATTCACGATATAATTAAGGGAACCAAGTTAAGGGAACCAAGGTTCCCTTAAGATCCCTCCTTTTAGTATTTCTTGAAGAGGAGGGATCTAAAGGCGTAAGCTTCGCGGAAAACCTTGGTTTCCTTAAAGAGGAGGGATCTAAAGGCGTAAGCTTCGCGGAAAACCTAAGGTTCCCTTTGTTTCACACACCTTTCACTCATCTGAAATGTATCACATTTCGTATCCTGTGGTACAATCTTCAATACACATTTCGCCTTTTCTCCATAAATGGGTTCCGTACAACCCTTTTCTTTCCCATTTTCTTTTTTATCCTTGGCATCATTTTGTGTACATCTTGCCCTAAAATGTTCATATCTCTCCTTGACATCTCCATAGGTTAATCCCGATTTCTTCTTCAACATTTTATTCACCACTTCATGTAAGTTATAGACATATCTAGAAAATGTATCACGCGATTGCATATTTTTCATAGTGAGAGGTAATCTCTTGAAATTTTTACATAAATTCTCACGGCATTTTCCACAGGGTAAAACATCACGCAAACTCAAAATAAAATCACGATAGTTGCGTTTATCATCACATGTTGGGTTTACAGGATAGTTAAAACTCATAGTATGGAGTAGATGCCATGTACTCGGACCCCATACTGTGGTCAACATTCCATCATTGGATTGGTAATGTTTTCTCGTATATATTGAATTTCGAACCTTGTTGGATCTTCTATATTTCTTTGTTGAACTCATATCTCTAATATAATGGGAATATATTTTACGCAAATATTCTATTCTCCACTAAATAACTCGGAATGTTTAGGAGTTCAAACACAATAAATAAAATGTATTAATAAACTATACATGTCCATCGTAAATATTTTATATCGCGATTACATTCGCCCCTATAAAACTCAATTCACCATCTTTTTCTTTTTCATATTATTTTGCATAGTTGGTTATTACGCATACCGAATGATTGCAAAACCGATCATTGATAACAGAAAAACCGAAAGCATATCGAACATGGCTCAACGTCCCGAAGATGTTCAGGTCTATTTTTTCTATGCTGATTGGTGCCCTCACTGCACAAAAGCTAAGCCAGAATGGAATACATTCAAATCGGAATTTGACGGTAAAGAAATGAACGGAAATAAAATTCAGGCAATAGAAGTTGACTGTACGGAAACAACTCCTCAAAATAGTCCTTTAATTCAAAAATTCAATGTCGATTCATTTCCCACAATTAAAATGATGAAATCCGATAAACAAATTGACTTTGATTCCAAAGTAACAAGTAGTAGTTTAAGTCAATTTGTAAATTCGATGCTCCAATAAAGGATCAAGTCGTCAATTATTTACTTGAATTTTATTAGTCAAGTAAATAACAATATATTAAACCCCATCACGAATTATATATATTTCTAGACCAAAACATATTCGTATAATGAGGCTGATCACTATTTTGTGATAAGTCGTCGCGATAATGTGGATACTGTCTAAACACTAATCTGTCATTTTTATAAATATGTTGTAAATGATTTTCCATGGACCATCTTAGGTCCATATCAATTCTATTAATTCCATAAACGATCTTATAGTTTTCACTTAATAAATAAGGACCGGTCAATAAAGGGGTATCTCCATAATAATTATTTAAAGTATTACTTATTATTTTATTGATACATTGAAACATAAGATGATTTCTTTCTTTCAAAACAAGAATACAATTTTGCACACCTAACTGCTCAGATACTAAATATTCTTTATCCAAAAGATCTTTAAATCTGAATCCGTCTATCGACTCATATTTTATATCTACATATATTCCCCCAAAAACATACATATAACAATACCGAAACAAATCACTTTTATAAGCATAGGGTTTGAGTTTATCATACGCCATTAATGCATGTCCTCCAAAACTACGCGAAATAAAATCCCTTGCGGAGTGAATATCAAAAATTTCACATAAAAAATCGGGGTTTTCGTTTACTATTTTATTATAGTTCCTATTCATATTTTCCGGTATACGTGATAAATCATGATAAAATGTAAATAATCTTGGAGGTATCATTATATATATATTTTGTTTATATTTTTATTGACAACGTGTATTTTTTCCCAGATTCCATTCCTTCTTCTATCAATCTTACCCGTTCTTCCATAGAAGAAGACATTTTATATAAATCATATATTGAAACAAAAGGACAGTTTATTTCAATCTCATTTTGAGTATGTATTATATTTTCCGATGACATGATAATATTTTGTAACGTCTTATTTAATAATATCAGTACATAATCAAAAAGAGTAGATTCGGGTGTGACTTTGTCTTGAGACACTTCCATATTATGTTTCCAAATGGCCAAAATTTCTTCGGGGTTTTTACCCGCCTTTAAACATGGACTTAATGGATAGTTCAAGAAAAATCCACCATCCGCGTAATAGTTACCATCCTTTTCAAATGGAGCGAAGAAAACGGGTAAACACGCGGAAGCATAAACTGCCTCAATCAATTTCCAAGATGGATGTGTTTTATGAGAAATATCTACCAATTTAAACGCGTTTAAATCCGAACTATACAAATGCAAATCGATTTTGGTTATTTTATAAAATTCTTCCAAGGTGACATCGATTTCAATATCTTTCGCCAAAAAAAGCGGTGAAAATATACCCTTAATTATTTCTATATCGAATATCCCCCGCTTTTGAAATGACTCTATGATTGCATACATATTAAAGTTACATATGTTTTGCCATGGGCGTTTAATCAAATAATCATCCAAAGTTTTCCAATCATATTTTAGAGCCAAGATCACTCCTACAATCGCACCCGCTGATGTTCCATAAATGCTTTCAATGTTTTCGATATTCCAAATGCCCGATTCATGTGTTTCTTTTAGAGCACCATATGCTATCATACCGGTTGTTCCTCCACCGGGAATGATTAAATGTTTTATGATGGGTGGGTCTTTTTTTTCTTCATGTTGTTCTATTTCATTTTTTTCCAAGATTTGTTCTTCCGACATATTATTCTAGGCTAGTTCAATTTCTATATATTTTTTACCTATGGAAATATATAGATGGCCTTTTTATTTGTAAATGATGACGATAATTTAAATAAAATCAATATTGATGATTTATATGAACGCAAAAAACAGAAGGATTTGAAACAGATTGCGATTTTCAATAAAATTTTGAATCGTATACAAAAACGTATTCAATTAACGGCACGAAACAAAACTACAGAACGATATATCTGGTTTAACGTCCCCGAATATATATTTGGTGAACCGGTGTATGATAAAGGTGAATGCATAGCCTATATCGTAAACAAACTAGAATCCGATAAATTCCATATACGTTATGTTCACCCGAATACACTTTTCGTATCTTGGGAGAATTGGGTTCCAAGTTATGTAAGAACGGAGTTCAAAAAAAAGACGGGTATAGTTTTAGACGAAAAAGGTAATATGGTTTCGAAGGAGGAAAAAGAGGAGGAATCGGGAGGCCCAAAAACAATAAACGATCCGACTAAGCCGGGGAAAAAAGATTATACTCCGATTGGATCCTATAAACCCACGGGAAATTTGGTTTATGATCAGGATCTTCTTGAGAAAATAGAAAAGAAGTTCAATTAGTGAAAAATATCTAGATACTATATAGTTAATAATGAATAACGTTCCTAACGATTTTATTCGTAAACGCAAAGACCCACCAGATTGCGATCCAAATAATCCAGTTTTGAAAAATCAATGTGCAGAACCTTGCGTCAAGGTTTCTGTTCAGGATTACCAAAATGGTACTAATGCAAAAATTTTAACATATAAGATTAAATCTCTCATTAAGACTTTGATTCCTGGAGAAAAAGATCCATCTATTCGAACAATGAATATTGAATTTAAAGACGGGTATTGGATTGGAAAACTTCCTTTGGGAACGGGAGGAACTGTCGATGTAGTATTACAACCCAATCTGTCTCCTATTCAAAACACGACATATAGTCAACGGTTGGCACCTATTCAACACCCGACATATAGTCAACAACAACAACGACAAAATACATATACTCAACCGTCGATGCCTATACAATCTGGTACCACAATTTCAAATGCCAATACTTCACAATCATTATTTGATTCAGTAAAAGAAGGTGATTGGTTTGAAGCTGATATACCAAAAGAAGCAATTAAAAGGGAAAAGACTTCAATAAATAATTATGTAGATATAAATCTACAAGGTGATCCTACTGAAAAAATTTATGGGATAATTTTTTATATTTTTCCAGAAAGACCGCAAAAAAAAAAAATTTGTTATAGTCTTATTTATAAAGATACCGACGATAATGCTTATTTAACAGCTTATAAAAAAGGAAAAGAAAACATGTATACATATACTCCTCCAGAAGAGGACGATGCTACCGATAGAAGCATAACAATAACGCCGGATAGTTTAACATCACATAATTTAAAAAATTTAAGATTGTTGGACACTGCGAATGACGAAAAACTTATCGAAAACTTAAAAAAAGCGTTTGAAAAGGATTTACCATTCAATATAGAAATGTTTAACCATATAGACGATGCGATTGAAATGTCTTTCCTTCCCGAAGCTAAGTTGGACAATGTTTTTACCATAACGGGTTTTGGTCGTTACAAAGAAAATATAAAAAAAAGTCAAGAAAAACGAAAATCCCTAGCTGAATATTTAAATAAGAAAGAATTAGGAAGATTTAGGGGTGGTGGAAAACTCAAAAGAAAAAAAATAAAAACATCAAAACGAAAAAAGTCAAATAGAAGAAAATCAAGAAAAACGCGTGTCCTTACATAACTTTCCAATATGAACAATCGGACCTTTTTTAATAACCGTTTTCGGAACCCATCTCTTAAATTTTTGATTGAAAATGCACTCGATCGATACCGTTTTCTTCAAATCCACATACTTATCGATCCTCGAATCTTGGAAATCTTCTTCATCATCCGATTCCTCGATCGCATCCAAATTCTTGTTTTCTTTTATTCTACGAAAGATCCCATTCATAAAAACGCTCGTTTTATAATTCGGAATATATGCTAATCCATAGTATATTTTCTTACACCGCTCACCATATGCATACAAATGATAAATGTCATATTGTAAATCCGCCTTCACTTCGAAAACCGCCGGTATTTTATATTGAGGCTTGGAAAAATCATATCTCGGGACTGCCGGAGGAATAAACAAATCCGACAAAGGTTCTACAATAGGACCGGATCCTATCTTTCTACCCATCAAAACATTCAAATAAGGCGAAATAGTATTCAATGTACGATATTGGATATGGTGAATCGGATAAGTCATGGTTTTGTTTAAAGAAACAGGAATCTCATTATCTTCTTCTAAGCCGCGTTTCCACATTACAGGTAAAGAGAATCGAATCGTATAAATCGGAATTTCATTATTGTTTAAAAAGGCTTCTATAAAACCCAACTTTTCACCAAATGTTAGCCGTTTCAATGGAATTCCTTCATGAAAAAATACATCTTCAATAATAAATTGAATATTTTTCGACTCCATTTGTGGATCTTCATATACTGTACCATATAAAACGGTACCCAGTGCCAGTTTCATGGAAATTTTATTTGTAATCATACGGATACGCGTCACTTTTTTATCCTTTCCGAGCTCCATGAAAAAACATACATCTTCATTTTTAAAAAAGGTAAACCAAATGAATGCTTTTTTCCCATGCGGAATGGCCAAACATACATGATAAGACTCGGGAACTTTCTTATGTGAAATCGTTTCATAGGAAAGTTCGAATTTCGGGAACCGATTCATGACATCAGAATACTGATTCGCATTTAGTTCCATTGACATATTATAGACAAATGCATTTAAGTCATTTGTAAAAGTTTATTTACGTTCCCATAATTTGGCTTTGAACAAAGCTGTCTAGATCCTCATTCATCTGTTTCAAATCAATTTCTGTTAAATTGTTTTTTATATTTTCTTCTTCCACTGGTTCTTCTCTTAAGACTATAGTTTCCTGAACCATAGATTTCGTTTCTTCAATCTTTTGTAACAACTCATTTTTTTCTTTTTCATTATTTGAAAACACTTCATCCAAGATGGATTTATATTTTTTCCCCTGCAATTCAGTGAGATCTTTTGTTTTTTTGATAGTATATGAATCTTTCAAATGCAAAATGAGATGATGTGCTAAAAATATTACCAACATTGAAATTATTATATTTTGTAAAATAGAAAACCACATATTTAGTATACAAAATAGCGGACTATTTTGTATAATCATTGTTACGCATTCATCGGTTTAATAATATTGACTTTGATATTGGCGTTGTTTGTTTCTCCTATTGCGTGATGTGTTACGCTTTTTTCCACGAACCGCTCTGGATTTGCCTCCTTTTTTCTCAGTAGGCGGAGGAGGTGCCATATCACCTTCACCTGTCTGTGTTTCTACTTCGGATTCGGGAACCGGAGGACCCGCTTCCTTTCCCTCTTCTACCGGTTCCATGGAAGGGTTTGTTTCAGATGTCTCTTCGGCAGGCGTTTCTTCAGCGGGAGTTTCCTCAACCGGCTTTTCTTCCGTAGGGGTTTCTTCTAGAGGAGTTTCCTCAACGGGCTTTTCTTCAACAGGCTTTTCTTCCGTGGGCGTTTCTTCTGTAGGGGTTTCTTCCATGGGCGTTTCTTCCGTGGGCGTTTCTTCGACAGACTTTTCTTCCGTGGGCGTTTCTTCGACAGACTTTTCTTCCGTGGGCGTTTCTTCGACGGGTGCTTCATCTAGATGAGAAGGTTCTTCAGAAGGGGTCTCCTGCTGTACTTCACCTAAATTTTCGGTTAATAACGGTGCAGCGACAGGTTCTTTTTCGGCGATTTTGGCAGCAGCATCTTGGAAAACTTGTGCCATCGAAACGATTACTTTATCGGCAGCCTTTTCGGCAACTTTATCCCCAAAGTCATTACTTAACTTTGTTTTTATTATTTCCGATGTTTTTTCGGCAATGTCATCGGCAAATGTTCCAGCAACATCGCTCATTAATCCTTTAACATGCTCTCCATATTCACCACCGTACATTCGTTTCGTATATTTTTTAACCGGAGTAGATTTTTTACGTTGCTGTCTTTTTTTCGTATATCTCGCCATTCGTATATAATAGCAAGACATTTTATTAGTGTTAAGGGAACCTGCGGTTCTTCCCTTCGGGTAAGATCCCTCCCTTTTTCCTAAATTTAATTGGCTCGCCTTTTTGTTAAAATTGGAATGAGGGAGGGATCTTACCCGAAGGGAAGAACCGCAGGTTCCCTTAACCCCTTATAATTGATCTAAAACAATATAAATGCTTCATCGATTCATAAATCATTAATGCCCGTCGTTATTTTGATAGATAAAACCGGAACTATAAAAGAAACATCTATAAAACAATATGTTGAAACGGATCTTTATAAAAAGGCCGGATTCAAAACTGCAGATCAATTCAAACTTCATACTGTATGGTCACTCGAAATAGGAACGAAAAAATATTCGATTTCGCTATATGGAAAAACGGAAGGTAAGGCGAATCAAGAGAATAAATACGATTTTCCTCCACCGGTTGACAATACTCTATTTTTCGGCTCATGTATTCTAGTAAATAAAAACGAGGACGGTGAAGCCATCAGCTTATCGGAATCCGAGTGGGAACAGATTTATGAGAAACTATTTGGCGGGTTCGAAGATATCGGTTCGTCCGATTCCGAAGAAGATGAAGATGAATTCGATGGACCCACGACAAAAGAAGGTTATGCCAAGGATGGATTTGTCGTTGGTGATGATGACACCGACGAATATGATGAGTCGGACAGTGATAATTCTGAACCAGAAATAAATGTTAAACCTAAAAAGCCTGTGAAAAAACATACACCCGCGGAAACCGTTTTCTTAGAAAACGAATATTTAGATTGTAAAAGTGAGTTATCGGAAGAAGAATATTTCGATTAATATATAAAACATATGTTTCCCATATTTTATTCAAACGTTTACAATTGTTTTGATATTCCTAACTTTCAACTTGGTAGTCCGGTTCATATAAAAACAAACGGATCATTTTTATCAATAGGTGTAACAAAAAATTTAGTAGATTTGTTCAAATCCGATGACAAAAGTGGTAGACAAAAATGGATTATTGAAAAAGAGGGGGAATCATTTTATATTCGAACTGCATTTAATCGATGGGATTCGGCGAAATATTTAGGTTCACCAAATGTTAATAACCGAGTTTTTCTATATACAACAAAAAATCGATTTACTCGATGGAATATTCAACATATGGTTAACGATCAATATAGATTAGATTATATCGGTGATAAATTTGATCATGGAGATATCAATATTGTGATCGCAAGATATAATGAAAATATAGACTGGGCATTACCATATGACGATATTGCAATTGTTTATAATAAAGGTAATAATGATATTCCTTATTTTTCAAACAGATTTGACATACAAAACATTGGTAGAGAAGGACATACCTATTTATATCACATATTAAATCGTTATTGTGAATTGTCGCGTAGAACAATTTTTTTACAAGCAGACTGGTTTCCACATAATGAAACAATTCTTTATGGAATTGATAATTATGATAAACATTTACCCGTTCAACCTATGGGTCTAGTATATTTACGCGATAAAGCTATTCCACCGTTACACATAGAACAAAAATTTACGAGACACACAGATTATGGATTTAAATATATGACTCTTCCTGTAACCGGTGATCAAGATTATGTAGGAGATGCCTATTTTTTAGATCAAGGGGTTGTTGGTAATATGTTGAATTACAAAAAAGAAAACCCAAAAACGGCAATGATTTCTAACTTTGATAGTTTTTTATATTATTCTAAGTTTCCTAGACACTTGAATCCACTTCCAACTACATGTGTTCCATTTACATTTTGTGCCTTATTTTCAGTAAGAAAAGAAGATATATGGTTGTATAATCACGAAGTGTATTTAAATATAACAAAAGAATTACTTCGATTGAATCCACAGGGTGGAACAAACGGGTATGTTTTGGAACGACTTTGGTTATGGCTATTTCAATACCGTGAATAAAATTGATATAAAAAATAGAGGGTATGTTTATAATAGAACAATTTAAAAATGAAATTTTGTGAAGTATGCGATAATATGTACTATATTGGAATTAATGAAAAGAATACAAATCAGCTCATCTATTACTGTAGAAATTGTGGACATAAAGACGAGACTTCCGCTTCGGAAAATAGTTGTATCTTGAAGACCCAGATCAAAAAAGGGACACAAAAGTTTAACCATATCATCAATAAGTATACGAAATTGGATCCGACGTTACCTAGGGTCTATAATATGAAGTGTCCGAATGCAGCATGCGTTACGAATGAGAAAGCGGGGACAAATGCCGAGATCATATATATTCGTTATGACGATGATAATATGAAGTATTTGTATATGTGTGTGGAGTGTGATCATGTTTGGAAGACCGACGACCTCAAGTAGCGGGGGAACCCATGGTTCCCCCCGCACCCCCCTCCTTTTCCGTTTATATTTTTTCAATGGTTCTCTGAAAGGTTTAAGGAGGGATCTAAAGGGAACCTTGGTTCCCTTTTAAAATTGAATTGTATAATATTTCAAACGATTTAGAAATATTATCCACGTATCTTTATAGATGTCCGAATTTCCAAGCAATGATTTCGAAGAGGAACAAGATTATGTCGGAGGAACAAAAGAAGATTCCGATTCAGATGATGATGTTGTTATGGTAAAACCCAAGATAAAAGTCGCAGTAAAACCAAAGACCGAATCGGATGATGAGGAAGAGGAAGAAGTGGATAGCGAAAGTGATGCGGGTTCAGAATACGATTCCGATGCATCTTCTTCCGATGATGAAGAGCCAGGTTCGAGTTCCAAGGAAGTCGGTGCATTGGCAAATCCAATGTCCACCAAATATGCCATGGAACTCGAGGATGAAGACGAGGATGAAGAAGAGGAAGATGATCATTACCTACAGAAGTTTGATGAATCTATTAAAACGAATATTATCGCGGAATACCATCCGGAACTCAATGCCCATAATAACGAGGAAGTCGAGCTTCTTTCGCGTGTTGTTCGTAATGAGAACGGGCAAATTATCGATCCCCTTCATCGCACGGTGCCATTTATCACGAAGTATGAGAAGGCAAGGGTTTTAGGCGAACGGGCGAAGCAGCTCAATTCAGGTGCAAAACCTTTTGTTGAAGTTGAACCGAGTGTTCTGGATGGTTATTTGATCGCGTTAAAAGAGTTTGAACAAAAAAAAATTCCGTTTATTTTGAAGCGGCCATTGCCGAATGGTGGGTGTGAATATTGGAAGATGAAGGATTTAGAGGTTATTTAACGTTGGGAAAAAATATGACTTTATGTTATATGAAAACTTTTTTTCGAAGAAATAAATCGGGAAAAAAAACGAATATGAAAAAAATGAAACCAAAGAAACGTTTTACCGTAAAAAAATTTGGAGGAGCTGAAAAACCATATATGAAGATTGGAACAAATGAGACTCCTTTAAATGGTAAAAAACTGGAGATTTTTTTAGAAAACGGAACGCTTAAAATTGATTTTTCAAATCCAACAGGACGTCGAGTTGTACTTAAACCAGTAGATGGTCCAACGCGTGTTGCCGCCGACAAATATAATGGCCCTCCAACACCGAACCCACTGAAAATGGTGTCGGAACCTCCCCCTGAGCCTACAGGTGGGCCCGGGAGAGGAAATCCATATTGGAAATAAACGTCCTAAGATTTCCAGTTTTTCCCACAATCCAAACATGTCACGAAAATCGTAGCCGGCTCATCCGCCGACCTCGTCTGTAGCTCATAATATGTACACCTCTTCGACTTACACTTACGACATGTAAACATATCCGTAGATGCCTGTAGATTATCCGCAAATCTCGAAGCGTCGCGTTTCATCTTTTTATCGATAAGTTCCTTCCAATGTTCCGGCTGAAACTCTTGGTGTGTCATGAATGCAACTGTTTGTGGCTGAATCTCACCACTCTTGATCATCTGAATTAAATCGGGATGCTTCAGATTCGTATAGATACTTCGCATACGATCAATATAGATCTGTGCGAAACGTGGATTCTCCCACTTTTTCACGATCTTACGATTGGTCGCCTCCTTGATCGCATAATTATAAACACCCTTTTCCAAATTCCCGATCATTTTTGTATCGGTAATCTCGAAAACCTGGGAAATCTTGGTACGGATATTATCGCGAAATCGCTCTGGGTTCGTAATCGCTTGCATTATATAAGGATATATGTTTGATAAATTTATATCCTTATTGTTCAATCAATTTTTAAAGGGAACCAAGGTTCCCTTTAGATCCCTCCTTTTTTATTTTATCCCTAATTGTTACCATAATGAATTTTTAAAATAAAGTTAACACAATTGGCTCAGTAAAAGGAGGGATCTAAAGGGAACCTTGGTTCCCTTTATAAAATTGATTAAAAGAAAAGGGATAAAAATATCCGTACTATATAATTCAAATGGAACCAGAAACAAATGGGACTAAAATGTTAAAGAAAAAGCCCAAAATCATAAAACCCGTAAATAATGACTATCGCGACTTTAAAGAGTTCATGTTCAAACATTTGGTAAAAAAGGGTGATGATAGTAAGCCCATAACTCATACAAGAATAGGTGGAAATGAAAATGGAGAAGTTATTTACGGCGGATCCTATCATATTCCCGATGAAGAAAAAGACGTTTTCATGAAATTATATTATCAACATGTTATTGTTGATAAAAATGACGAGTTTCTTACGGAAAAACAAATCGTCGACAAGTGTCCGATCGCGATCGATATTGACCTGCAATTTGCATTGGATATTGGAGAACGCGTATATTCCAAGGAGCATATCGATGACCTCCGGGATATTTATTTAGAAGAATTAAAGCAAATATTTCAATTCGACGATGACACCAAGTTCCGAGCGTATGTTTATGAGAAGAAAAACATGAATCGTATCACTGCAAAAAACATCACGAAAGATGGAATACACATCATTTTCGGAATTCAGATGAGTCATGTGGCTCAACAGATTCTTCGCAGTCGAGTGATTCCCAAGGTTGAGGAAGCCTGGGGTGACTTTCCAATCGTGAATAAGTGGACAGATGTTTTCGATGAGCGTATCAGCACCGGTGGAAATAACTGGCAGATGCTTGGTTCAAGAAAGCCCGAGCACGAGGGATATCAGCTTTCGATCGTCTATGATATTCAATATGATTCAGCGGATAATGAATTCAGTTGTAAGACAGTGAAGACCAAGATGACAGAGGATTTGTTCAAAGCGGTTTCGGTAAGAAACGACACGAATCCTCAGTATTTCTATACCTCAAATTTCACGAAGATTCTGAATGAACAAATGCCTGAGTCCAAGCCTAAGTCCAAGACATCAACAAGTAGTTTGTGTTCTCTTGACACCACTGGTGGAGGTTGGATCGGCTCAAAGCAAATCCGTGATATTCGGAACCAGGGTGATCTCGAGCATTTTGTGAATCTATTTCTAGACTCGATCATTCCATCACAGTACATCTTGAGAGAAACACATGATTATACGATGACATTACCCGAGCAATACTATGGAAGTAGTTCTTATGATAAGTGGATTCGTGTCGGATGGGCTCTCAAAAACACGAGTGAACGACTACTTCTGACCTGGATCGCATTTAGTGCGAAATATTCGAAATTCGACTATAAGTCGATCCCGGATCTTTGTGATAAATGGGATAAGTTTACAAGAAAAGATCAAAATGGAGTCACTGAGCGATCGATCATGTATTGGTCGATGCAGGATAATCCGTCGGAATTCAAGAAAGTGAAGCAGACCACAATTTCATTTCATTTGGACCAGACGATCAACACGATCACCGTTGATAATGTGAACTCGGATAACGGAAAAAATGCGAAGGGCTGTGGTGACTACGATATCGCTCGAGTTTTGTATGAGCTAAAGAAGAGTCAGTTCAAGTGTATCAGTGTGAAGCACGGAATCTGGTACGAATTCCGTGGACATCGTTGGGTAGAAAATGATTCGGGAACAACACTCAGAAAGTCGATCTCGGAGGAACTACGTGATCTCTATTTGGAAAAGGCCGCTCAAATGATGCAAATGGTAAGTGGAATTGATCCTGAAAATGAGAAGGCGAAGACTGCAAGATGTCGCGTTGGTGTAATCACGAATATCTGTAATCGTCTTGGTAAGACTACGGATAAGAAAAACATCATGACTGAGGCGAAGGACTTGTTCCGCGACGAGAACTTCATGCAACTCATCGATAATAATCCATATTTACTTTGCTTCAATAATGGGGTCTATGATTTCAAGGCGAATGTTTTCCGGAAGGGACTTCCTGAGGATTATCTGACCAAGTGTACCAATATCGATTATGTCGCGAAGAAGGATCCGAAGATCGTGGCCGAAATCAATGATTTCATGGATAAGTTATTCCCCAGGGTCGATCTTCGACGTTACATGTGGGATCACCTGGCTTCAGCTTTGGTAGGAACTTCGTCTTTGAATCAAACTTTCAATATCTATATCGGTGGTGGACAAAACGGAAAGTCGGTTCTCACGGATTTGATGAGCCAGGTTCTCGGAAACTATAAAGTGGCGGTTCCGGTCGCACTCATCACACAACAGCGTGGTAAGATCGGTGGTCTTGCTCCCGAAATCGTCGCGATGAAGGGAACGAGATATGCGGTGATGCAAGAGCCTTCAAAGGGTGACCGTATCAATGAGGGTATTCTGAAGGAGCTCGTGAGTGGTGTGGAGCCGATCAAGGCTCGTGCTCCTTATATGTTGGAGCCGATCGAGTTTATTCCCCAGTTCAAGTTGGTGATGTGCTCGAATGAGCTTCCGGAGATCAAGACTCAGGATCATGGCACTTGGCGTCGTATTCGTGTCGATCCTTTCGAATCGCTTTTCACAGAGAATCCAGTATTCGATGATCCCGAGAAGCCTTATCAGTTCCTTCTCGATCGTAACATCAAGGAACGATTTGAGGATTGGCGTCAGGTTTTCGCTGCAATGCTTATTGATGTCGTTACGAAGACTCAGGGTAAGGTCGAGGATTGTGATATTGTATTGTCCGCGTCCAAGGATTATCGTGCTCGTCAGGATTATTTGTCGGAGTTCGTGAGTGATAAGATCGCACGCGACCCCAAGGGAATGGTTCGTAAGTCACAACTTACGGATGAGTTTAAATTGTGGTTTGCGACGAATAATGGTGGAAAAGCGAATCCGAAGGATATGCATGAATATATGGATAAGACATTTGGAAAACAGAGAAATGGAATGTGGCATGGAATTCGAATTAAATTCAGGGAGGATGAGTATGAGGATTGTGGATCATTTGCGACAACGAATGATGTGGAAAGTGATACGGAGATTTTGAATGACCTTTAAGGGAACCTACGGTTCCCTTAAAATCCCTCCCTCGCGGGGAAACCAAGGTTCTTCAGAAATCCGTAGGATTTCCAGACCCCGCACCCCCTTCCTTTGAAAGGGTATCATGACTTCATTTACGACAAATCCAGTTATATTTTTTTAAGTAAAGTCAATAAGTTTACTTAAAAAAAGGAAGGGGGTGCGGGGGAAACCTTGGTTTCCCCGCCCCTTAGGTGTAGGACGTCAATGTAAACGTCGGCATATCAAATGTTGGTTTATTATAAACTGTCTTATTCATTACTGCATAAAAATAGGTCAAAATCCAATATAAAAATGTTTCAATCGATATAATAATATAAGGAAAACTTACCGCAAACACAACCAAAAACGTTTTATATGATAATGAAAAGGCTGTAGCTTTTCCAAATAATATACAATAAATTACACCTAAAATAACAACATAATAAACCCACCATAATATTTGATTCAAAGAATAATAAAATGTAATATTCGCACTTTGATACTTTACTTTTTGATTATCTGTTGAATAATTATTTTCTTGATCTTGTGCCATATTTTTCAAAACCTTATTTTGTGATTCTAATGCTTTATATAAATTCATTTGATTTTCATCTGTAACTGTCATTTATATATAGACGCGATTATATTTTGTATTTGTATTCTGTAAATTCTAAATCGGTATGTGGTTTTGCATCGGTTTTTTCAACTTTATACGCTTTTTTTATTTCAGAATCAGATAATATCTTATAATTTTGATTTATGTCTCCGAATTGAATGGCTTGATCTATTGTTGCAAAACCTTGTGCTGGTGCTACTCCTGGTGCTGGTGCTACTCCTGGTGCTGGTGCTGGGCCTGATTCTGGTGCGGGTCCTGGTTGTACTGCGGGTCCTGGTTGTACTGCGGGTCCTGGTACTACTCCTGGTGCCTTCGATAAAAATGCCAACGACTCCATTGAACTAGAAGATGATGGGCTTATTGACGAAGGAGTGTTTATTTTATCATTTGGTTTAACACAAACCTTTAATTTATCATCAAAAACAGTTCCATCCGCACAGCATGCCGCTTCATAACATCCCAATTTCATACTGGACCATAAACTTGGAACATCTTTATTTCCGATAATGTTTCCACTTGCATCAATAGTTGGCGGAGGTATGTATATTTGATCATAGTTAATATAGTCACGCATCGTTATATCCGTATAAATATTGAAACAAATGATTAATGCTATAGCTATGTCTAAAATATATAAAAAACTCAAAAATCCTTCAGGTATAGGTAACAATTTACCGATAAACGATATAACTATAACAATTAATAAAGCGATAATTATAACAATCATAATCTTGGAATATTGTACCTTCTTTTTACGATAAGTATCATTCAATAAAACTTTGCGTTTGTTCTCTTGTTCCATTTGTTTTATCAATTCTTGTTTTTGATTTAATCGATCTTGTTCCGAATTAATTATTTGCATAACATTACTTTGATCAGTTAAAACCGCCGTGCTTGATTGATTGGCTAATGCATAACTATTGGAAACATCGATTAAATTTTTCTGTAAAGAATTTACATCAACTGCTACACCAAGTACATCACTATAATAATTTTTCGACAAATCTGTCAAATAATTCGATTGTACATTCATTAAACCCGGTAAATCAAAGTATTGGGTATTCGCATCATATCTTGGAAGAGTACTTGGATTTGACCCGGGAGTAATTAAACCAAGATTATCATTTATTCCCATTTCAATATATTTTTATTTATATTATAAGAATATATTTCGAGGGGAAACCAAGGTTTCCCCTATGACCCCTTCCTTTTGAATAAATTAACAAGTTTACTTGAAAGGAAGGGGTTATAGGGGAAACCTTGGTTTCCCCTATTCTTTACCCAAATAAATAGCCAAAATAATAAGTGTCGCCGCTGTTATTATTCCTAAACTATATATCGAGCCCTGTGTGAATCGTTCATCACTAGAATCAATCAACCGCTGTTCATCTTTCGACGGGATTTTTGTATCTCTTAAATACATTAATACATCACCATTATAGTCATACTTATTATCGTCTTTTAATATATCACGTGTTTTTGTGAAAGAGGGTATCAGGTCACCCGATATTTTTTTTTTATTTTCATGAATTGCATTTTCTTTTTGCTGAATACTTTGTTGTATCGATCTTAATTTATTAATATTCGAACCCGTATCCTGTGTTGCATCGGTCATCTGTGTTTCGAATTTTTCAATTATAAAATCTTTACGCAGTTCACCATAATTTGGTTTTGAAAATTCACCAGGTGTTTTCATATAGTATCCATCCGATCTATATTGTTCATCGTCGTATAAAATTCTTGCGGCTTCTTCTTCTCGTTTTTTATACTCAATAAGTGCATCTTTTACTTTTGAATCATTACAATTTCCTAAGTCTCCAAAGTCAACTATTACGTTGTTTGTAATTCTGTAATTATAATAAGGATTTGACGCTGTATAATCAATTGTATTCGTTATCGAACTTTTTTTATCAGTGTTTTTTCCTTCTATACATTCTTTTATAGTAGGACTTGTTGTTTGATTTCCCCTTATAAACAAAGATCCATTGGATTGATTATTTCCTGGAATTTGATTGAAAAGAGGTGACGAATAATTCGTTCCCGTTACACAAAACTGTTTATCGTCTTCAATATAAGTATAAAAATAAGAACATTTTGAATCCGCTACATCATTACACTTTTTTGAACATTCATTTTTATTTGCAATAGATATTGCTGGTAATCTATTTACAGGATCGGTACTTGGATAATAATTTGGAAATTCGTCATATTTATTAGTTAGTGATATTAAATTTCCAGACAATTCGCTCATGTTATATCTCCCATTCTCTTTCGTTTTATTCACTTGAAATGTTCTACCCATTCTTATATCAGAATAAATTCGATATACGGATAACTTACTCGGAATAGTAGTCGATGCACTATATGCATCTGTATAATTTATTCCGTTCGGTAAGGTTCCATATTCGGATATAGCCAATCCATCCGTTATCACACTATCATATTTACCTCCAAATATATCGTTTTTATTTTCTTTCATATAAGAAAAAAACGAGTTGTTATCTGTTTTTGATTTATCCCCAATTGAATAACAGACAAATTTTCCCTGTTTAAAATCATCTATTCGTTCTGACACAAATGCACAATATATAAATGTAGGAATATAAAGTTTATCCGTGTTTTTAGTTTTTATAGTTTTAAAACAATCAGAATTATTTACTATTGTATTCGTATCATTATTTTTAACCTGTATTGAAAAGGTCCTTTTATTTTGATTTACGTTGTTATCATCACCTCGTTGTTTACTTGCAAAATATTGTATTCTTATTGGTATATAAGAATCTTCCAAGACCGTTTGGTTAAATTCGAAATTTGAACTTTTTATGTCCACGTTTGATAATACATATTCACAAACGGCTTTATTTCCTAACCACATTAAACAAAAATCTTGCCCAGCATCTATGGTAAAACTATAATTTCCCATAAGTTCAGGTTTAAAATAACCATAATATTCAATTCCTATAAATGACGTTTCTAATACATTTTTAATATTTGCTCCTGGCACAGAAGCTCCTGGTCCAGAACTTCCTGGTGTTATGTTTAAGTTACCAAAATCCTTATCATAATCTATATTACTAAAAATTCCACTATACACATTTGATATTTTTGTTTCATAGGGCTGAGAAAAAGCATTTACCCAACTGGATCCTTTTATATCAATATAATTCAAAAAATTTTTTTGACTTATCCCAAGATCATTAAATGTTAATATGGCTTTTGACGCTTTTGAAGGAGTATTCGAACCCGGAGTCTTCGCATTCGCAACATTATCAGAAATTTGTAATGTTATTGCCTGACCAAAAAGCCCATGTGAAATATTATATAAATTAGGATCATTTATATTTTTGATTTCAGTTTTTTTTATATCGCTATATTTTTTACCCAGTTGCATTTTCCAACCCAATGGTGTATTTACATAAACCGTTCCTGAATTTGATGTTTCCGTTGGAATACGTTCAAAATTTGTTTTTGTTTCATCAAGTGGAATTCTACCAACATCGATTAAATGAATCGCGTCGGGTGAGGGAATAAAAGAAACATAATCATAAACATTTCCTTGGTAAGTACTGTTTGGATTCAAAGGATTCTCCGATGAATTCATCCATTTTTGAAAATTCGTTACGAAATCATCTAACCTTAAATGTGTAAATAAATTTATATTTTCTGGCATTTTATTATACTATATATTGTTTATATAATAATTATAGGGGGAACCACCGGTTCCCCCTAAAACCCCCTCCCACCCTTCGGGTATTTTAGTTCCTTACCAGTTTACGTAACAACAAATAAATTCAGAAAAAACCATATAATTATTCTGGGTTCCAGGTGGATACTGCTGAATAATTGAAATAGGATAATCCCAATCAAAATTATTATTTTATAAAATAATAATTTATACATTGTAAATCCTCTTGTTATTACATTTCAACAAGGATATAGTATAATAAGCAAGTTGCTAAAATTGTCCATAATGTATTTGCATATATCGTAGAATCCAATTGAGCTGCTGAAGATTCACGACCATTTTTTTGTTCGTTATATAATGCCTCCATTTTCGCATCTAATTTTTTTCTAAGATCTCTAATTTCTTCATACGTATCCTTCATTTCGATTTTTGACTCTTCATAATCTTTATTTGTTAAACCGGTTGAATTTGCCGGATCTATTTTTCCAAGTCCACTATTCAAAGAATTTATGGAATACATTACATTTTTATATGCAGCATCTAAGCTATTTATACCGTCTTCGTTAGGATCACATTTTGGTGAAACCGAATCAGATAAACCAGGGGCATTCGAACTACATCTTAAAAATCTGGCATATTTTTGCTGAAATACGTCTACATTTTTCATTACATCACCTTCTTTTTTATAAATATTTACTGGATCTTGTAAATTATTTGAATTCAATCCTTCTCTTATTACTGAATAATATCCGTTTTCTTTGTATAATGAACTTGACATATATATATTGCTTGGTAAATTATTATTTCTATTATCGATTATAATAGATGAACACCAATGACAAAATAATACCGACTCCTAAATTTACACTTTTCATATACTCATTCATATATTGACTATAAATATCTCTCAATTTCGCATCACTTTCGCCGTGATTATTTCGCTTTACAAAAATAGTATCCGCCATTAAACGATTCTTACATAACTCCTGTTGATAACATATATTTAAATTTGCATCATTCACTTTGTTACAATTGACCGGTTTTGATTTAATTTCATTGCACCATTTATCTTTCGGCATATCTGATCCCACCGTTAAATAAAAAAAATCATTGGGTGAAAACGCGATGGGAATTTTGGTGGTATCAAATGGTGATACATCAGTTTGATTATTTGACATGTTTATATTATGGGGGGACTTTTTTAAGGGAGCAGGGGAACCTACGGTTCCCCCTGCGACCCCCTCCCTTTCCTGAAAAAATCATTAAACCTCTTTTTTTATTTAATTGTTAAGTAGGGAGGGGGTCGCAGGGGGAACCGTAGGTTCCCCTGCGACCCTACAGGCAGACCCTATAATAACTATAATCCATCGCAGTTACACTATCCCTATCAATCTTACATATCTGTCCTGGTCTCAGTCCAATCACTAACGCCTGTGGATCGAATCTCGAAATCTCGGGCAATTGTGATAAATCCTTGAAATTGAACTTTTGCTTCAATTCATCGACCTCTTTATCATTCAAGATCGAAATGTTGGGGACAAGAACATGCTTCAAAATATTGAACTGAAGACGCTGAATGTTATGCAAAACAACGAAAATTCCATCATGATCATACAAATACTTCATTTTTGCTAAAATCGTATCATTTGGTTCATCATCGATAATAATAATCAGTGTATCTTTCTTCGTCAAAATCTCCTCAATCGAATACAGATCTTCAATGATATCATCGAGAACCTGTGGCTTGATCTGACGCGTTGTTTGCTTATTTGTGAAATAGTATTTCACATACACCTTACGATCATCGTTCTTATGATTCAATAACATGTCCAACTGGGAATTGGTCAACATCGCATCGATCTCATTGATGCTAAATCCCATATAATCATCCGTATTATAGTCCTGTGCATCCAAAAGTTCCAAAATGGTATTACGTGATTTATAGATACTTATAATTCGGCTACTAACTGTAGACATCTTGTATAATATGTCTACAGTATTTATTAGGTTTTTGATATCAATTTTATTAAGGGGAAACCCATGGTTTCCCCTTTAACCCCTTCCTTTATTCCCAATTTTGTCAAAAAAGACAAAAGGAGGGGGGTGCGGGGGGAACCTTGGTTCCCCCGCTTAACTCTTTTTGACAATAAACAATCCCTTATTGAAATCCAATTCTCCGGCACCACCTTCCTTTTTATCTTCATGGTTATTATTATGTTGGTGTTGAACATTCTTCGGTACTATAAGAGGAGGTAAATCCATACTAAAATTCGTCTCTCCACTCGGTTGTGTTTGTGTAAAAGAAACCGGTGCAACTTCGGGTGCCGTCGAGTTATCATTTCCACCATTGATCAACTTGGGTGCAAACGTAATGTTTACGGGTGTGGGTTGTGGTTGCATCATACTGGGAAAATGTTGCGGCTGCTGTTGTTGCTGTTGCATCATCATTCCTGTATTTATCAGCGGATTCGCTGGAATAACATTACCCGCATCATAGATCTCATTCAATCTCACAATTTTAATATGTTCATCCGGATCTAATCCATTCTTGTCTTCGGCCATTAAAGTAACAAATTTATCTCCCAATCTCGATATTTTCCAAGGCCTAGCTGCATCGGGTCTTCCCCTTATATGAACTCTTCCACCAACCTGGAACTCCTTTTCTTCTCTTGATCCGCCGTTTTGCTGCCATGGTGGAGGTTCTTCCGGACTATGGGGTGAATACACATGTCCTGGCGGAGGAGGATCTTCTGGTGATCTTGGTGAATAAATTTGCCCAGGTGGTGGAGGAAAGTCCGGAGATGCGGGTTCAAATAAGACCGGAGCAATGGAAGCAGGCGAATCAGGATCATATGGATTATACACCGGTGAATCTTCATTATAAACAGTAGGTTGTACATCCGATGGAGAAGGCTGATATGCAGGTGAAACATCATTAGCATATGTAGGTGATGGTTCAGGTGTAAATGCATCGGATGGCGTTTTAAATAACTTTCCGTGATGTGCATTCACTTGCTCTTTGATCATATTGATCAAGTCCATCGGATTCGCATCTTTTTTATACGTCAATCGTTCGATATTCTTGGAAAAACTCATATTTTCCATCTGATCCAAATTATCCTCCGTAATGATACGCATTTGTACATTGATTGTCTGTAACTCCTGAATCAAAAGTTTCAATGAATAAGGAATACAAACTACACTGAAATTACGACCGAACCGGGTTATATTTTCAATTCGCAAATCCGAGCCTTCAAACGAACCAGTGAATTTGAGCGGTCCATCCGACATCGGGCTCATGAATAAATTACGCGATGGATTATAGATCGACATCATGCCTGTTTGATTACAGATCGCCAAATAATATTTATCTCCACGTTCCATCATCGATTCACGTAGGAAATCCGTCGCACCATGTGAAATAATCGAATCGCGTTCCATCTCACCAATACGTAATCCACCGTCATTTGCACGACCACTCACTGGCTGTTTGGTTAAAGCCGTTCTTGGACCCAAAGCACGATAATTGATCTTATCTTTTACCATATGTTTCAAACGCATATAATAAGTCGGGCCCATGAAAATTTCGGACTCGATCTGTTCCCCCGTCATTCCATTATATAACTGTTCATTTCCTGAAGAATGGAATCCCACTTTCGTCAAAAGTTCGCCGAATACACCGATTTTGGATCCCTTATTTACAAATGCGGTACAATCTCCAAATCCACCATAATTCGCACATGCTTTCCCGGTAATACATTCGACTAGTTGTCCGATCGTCATACGTGTGGGAATCGCATGGGGATTAATAATGATGTCAGGTCTAATGCCATCCTTGGTAAAAGGCATATCTCTCTCCGGAATCACTAATCCGATCGTTCCCTTTTGTCCAGCACGCGAAGCCATCTTATCTCCGATCGCAGGAATACGCTGTTCCAAGATTCGTACTTTTGCCAAACGATATCCTTCTTCTCCTTCCGTAATAAAAGTTTTATCCACAATTCCGACTTGGCCTTTTTTGGGACCCTTGGAAGCATCAATATGTTGTGGCTGGACGATAACCGCACTTCCCGCCGGAGGATTTCCTATAGAAGTTAGCCCAATTAGCACAGTTTTATCATCCACCAAAGTTCCCTCTTGGATAATTCCATGTTTATCTAATTTACTATAATCATATCCAGATTTCGTTCCGATGACCAAAGGATCCGATTCAATATTCGTAAAACGAACATCTACCGTTGAACTGGCTGTTTTACTACTCTCTTCATGTGCTTCATATGTCGTAAAATAAGATGTTCGGAAAAGTCCGCGTCCCAATGCCCCTTCATTGATCAAAATCGCATCTTCCACATTATACCCCGTATAACACATAATCGCAACTATTGCATTCTCACCATAAGAATTCTCCTCATGTTGGATATGTTCCAAATATCGCGATTTTACCAAAGGGATTTGACCATAGTTCAAAACTGTCGCCGTCTTATCCATACGTACTTGATAATTCGTATGATATAGTGAGCAAGCCTGTTTACTCTGGCCACAAGAGAACGAATTTCTGGATGCCGGATTATTCTCCGGAAAAATGATCATATTACACATCATACCAAACAAAAGCGACTCATGGATCTCACAATGGGTATATAATTTCCGGCCTTTATCGGGGCGTTTTTCCAAGCGTGATTCTTCTGTTGAAACGGTACCCTTAATTCCCTGCTCAAATTCCTCATAGTTAAGGGCAATAAGAGATGTCTCACTTTCAGAGGCATCAATATAATCCAAGATCGCCTTCTTTTTAATAAAACGATCCAATTTCGCGGGATTTGTTTCCTCTTTCACATCATCATAGAGTTCATTGAGTGCATAAAGTCTCATATCCATCGCATCATATTTTGACTGTGGACTCTTCTCATTAAATCCAGTGATCAATTGCTCCCATGAAAAATCCCCCGAATCGATCTGTTTCAAAATCTCTTTATTTTCATACGATGCTTTTCCGGTTTCCCCATCCTTATAAAAGATCGGTCTACATAATCTACCCGCGTCCGTATAGATGAAAATCGAATTTAGAGCGATCTCAAAAGACGCACTCATAAAAATCGGAATCAATGCATTACGGCGATATAGTTTGAATTTTTTGACGCATTCGATCGGGTCATCTACTGCACCAACCCAGCAACCATTTACAATGACTTTTGTGAGTTGGGCCAGATTCTTCGGTGAAAATTCTTCAACCAACTTCATCCCCCACTTTTCACGTAACCATGCTATCAATGGTTCTCTCGAAGTGCCTTTGGTAACATAGGTAGAAATCGCCAAATGTTTATGTAAACCAATATTGGCACCATCGGGTGTATCAATCGGATCAATAAACCCCCATTGTGAATTATGTAAGACACGTGGACCCACCAATTTCACACCTGAGTCCAAAGGTAAACTCGTTTTCCTCAAATGATTCAAATACGAATTGAAAGATAGACGATTGATATCTTGGATAACGCCGATCCTCTTCGTATGTTTCTGTGCCCCCCAGTTTCCTTTGAATGCTTTGCGGAATCCCTGTTCCAAGGTACGCTCTTTAAATACTTCACGATAGTTTTTCAAGATCAAACGCTTGAGATCATTTTCATAAGCAGGATCAAAATACATCGCTTTTTCAAACTCCAAATGAACTTGGCGTAATTGGATATTCCAATATTCACGAAATAAATCATATAATAAAGATCCCACTAATTCAACACGTTTATATTTGAAATTGTCACGATCCGTAGGTCTCTCTAATCCTGTAGCTACAGATAATAGACGGAATACCATATTTCCAAGATAGTATGCTTTCGGAATATAATTGATTTCACCAATATGGGGTAAAAAATAATCCGAGAGAATTTCTAAGGCATCATTCACTGTTTTTCCCTTGGTCAAAGAAGCAATATATTCCAATGCCGTCACCTGTGTCAAAATATTGGCTGCATCATGAACCGACGGGATGAATAAATCCACCATATTTTCATATTTATCTAAATCTAATAAACAATAACTGATGATCTCTTTATCCGATAAAATTCCAAGAGCACGAAATAATATGAAAAGTGGTACGGGTTTTCTCACATTCGGTAAATTCACCACAATATTACGGTTAGTATATGATGGACTAGGAGCCACCATTTTCACCGACATGGTTCGAATAGGCTTGGAAACATTTTCGGAAACAGATCGGATTTCAGCGGAATAAAGATATTTATCGGTTGCTGACTCCTCTTCCTCATCCTCTTTTCCATATTTCCGAATATATAACATATTATCCGCGAATTTTTCTTGTGCTACCACCGTCTTCTCTTTACCATCAATAATGAAATAGCCACCGATGTCATTTTTACATTCTCCCATCGTATGACGAACCTCTCTTGGAACACCCTGTAAAATACAAAAGTCCGATTGTACCATAATCGGGAATTTTCCAAGGTAGATGTTTTCCAACGTGATTGTATGTGTCTGTGTTCTACCATCTTCACTCAAAGAATTCGTGGTTTTTTCTTGTATACTCAAGGCCTCCGATGGAGTAGTTCCAGAATCATCTATATCTTGGAGATTTTTTGACTTCTTTTTTATAGTTGTGGGTTTTGGTGCACCTCCCTCTTGAATAATTGGCTCTCCCTGTTTTAAAGGATCTTCAAATGCATTTGCGGGGTTCATTTTGAAATTTTCCGATTTCCCTTCATCGATCTCATCTGTTAAAGAATCATCTAACTGTACGGGTTTTTCTCCCGGTTCCAATCGCGTGATGAATTCCACCTCCACATCATAATGAATTGTCATACCATATGTCATATTCCTTAAACGGGCTTCATTGGGAAACATGTAATGAGCATTTTCTTCATCATAAATAACCGGTTTTCCAAAATATAATTTGTTACCGTTCTTGCCACCAAAATAAAGATTACATTCATGTTTGTATTCACCGGTTTGATTCAAAAAAAGAGAAGAAAGTCGTACCGGATTTTTCTCCTTGAATATGCTGAAGATACTAGTATTATAGAAATCATTGAAAGAGTCAATATGGTGTCTCACTAAAGATTGCGGATTATCTTGGAAATGTGAATCAATAATTTTCCATATCGCCGGTTGATTCATTCTATAAATAAGTGTATATTTTATATACTGTTTATAAATAAATTAAGGGAACCATACGGTTCCCTTAAAATCCCTCCCTTTCTTTTTTTCAGTAACACCATTGATATATGTCACCCTTATTTCTCTTGAAATAAATATAAACCTTAATTGCTTATAATTATAATTAAATCATGGAAAAAAAAGCGACCGATAGAACCTGTTTAAAGATATACAACACTATCGAATCTTACCCGAAACCATGTCAACCTATACGTTATCCACCTAGATCATCAACTGACAATACAACATTTCATGATCTAATATTATCCAATTTGAATGCCCTGGTTCCGAACGTGGATATGGCTCTACATTCCGGTTATGATCAAGAAGAAATTCAATTATGGATACAAAAAATATATTGTTATGTGAATGAGTTACATGTAAATTTTCGAAACAAATGCGATTTACAATTGACTAAGTTGAATGCAATAAAAGAGCAAGAGATAAAATGTCAAAATTTAGATATGAAAAGAGTCGATAGACTACCCGATGATCTCATTCGATATATTCATGAGTTTTTACTACCCGAAACACGCATACAAATGTTAATAGAAAAATATCCTCTATTTATGCAAAATTTGAATCGAATAACGTGTGTCAATTTGAAAAAGTATTTGGCATGCATTGATAAAAAATATGTAATTGCAGCCATGTCTTACTTTTCTAAATGTCCAGATAGACATACATGTATTGTGGATTTTCAGGGATTCTCTAAAACTTTTACAAAGAAAGAAGTTGGATTAAAACAGCTTTCAAATGTGTTTGATGCTTTAAGAAATGCAATTCCTAAAAAACCCGGATATCATAGATTTTTTCAGAAAAAAGCTCTCAGATTTTTGTTATCACTCATTTATATAGGTGTTTATCAGATCGATAAGGTTCGGCGGAACAAATAAAGGGAACCAAGGTTCCCTTTAAATCCCTCCTTTTTTTACTCGAAACTACATTCATTTTTAATCTGTTTTACTTAAGGGAGGGATCTAAAGGGAACCGTAGGTTCCCTTTAAAAAAATATTTGCCTATATTATAATGAGTTCACTTGAACAGACTCTTTTTGGACCTCTTGGAAAGGGATATTGCTTATATTTCTATATAATCGAAATTGTTGCATTCATTCTTCTTATCGTTGTCGCGTTGAAATATTTAGTCAAAATATTCAAGGTCAGAATGAATTTCTGGGATCATTTTTCCGATATTTTAGATGTAGCTAGAGTGGCTGTACAGTATCTAGTTGTCCGTCTTCTTTATTCCATGTGTAGTGGTTCTCTTGGTCGTTAGACAAAAGGTCGTACGTTTATTTTTACATCATGACTTCTATTTATAATACAAATTTCTTAATGGATACTTTGTATTATAGTAATTATTGCAAACATTCACAACAAGTATTAAAGTATTTAGTAAAAGCGAATTTGACAAATCAACTCAATTTCATATGTATCGATAAAAGGGCGAGAGATCCAAACAATAATCAAATGTATATTCAACTCGAAAATGGTCAGAAAGTAATTTTGCCTCCAAATGTACAAAGTGTTCCATCTCTATTATTAGTAAAACAAAACTATCGTGTTGTAACGGGTGAAGATATTATAAGGCACTATCAACCTAAAGCTCAACAACATGTTCAACAAGCCACCATGAATTCAGGAGAACCTTCGGGTATGTCATTAAATACATCCAATAATGGAATGAATATAGTATCGGAACAATATACGTTATATAATTTGACACCAGATGAGTTGAGTGCAAAAGGAAATGGTGGAAGAAGACAATTATATAACTATGTTCCAGCAAATCAAGAGATTCTCACTATACCCACCCCAGAAGATAACTATCAACCCGACAAAGTATCAAATTCACTTACGATCGATGTATTACAACAAAATCGTAATCAAGATATACAAAAACTATCTTCGACGAATAATCAAGTTTTCGTTCCAAAACTATAAAAGTACTATTCGTTTACCCTGATTACCATCTGGTCCAACTGGTCCCGTAGGACCTGTCGGGCCCTGTTTACCATTTTTACCTTTATCACCAATTGGACCCAATCGTCCCTTTGGCATTTTGAATATGATTCCATAATTCGGCGGGTTTGACGAATCTAGTTTTATTACTGGAGGTGGTAACGGTTTATCAATACTAACCCCCGGAATTGTATCTGGATCAATAATGATATTAAAAGATGTTCCTGAAATAAGTGTCGACATAACATCTAAATCGGAATTGACCTGCTGAATTTTATTGTCCATATAAGACATAAAATCGTTAATTAATAAAGAGTCCACTATATTTGAATCGGGATCTGTTACAAAATTTGGTGGTGGGCATACACTTTGAGTCTCTAGTTTATCTGTATTTCCTTCTATTGTAGAATAACTTAATTTTATTAAATAAATAGCTATAATAAAAATAAAAATAGAAATAAATAATTTTTTTGATGAAAACATAACTTAGTTTATGGTTAGATAATATTACTTTGCCCAATACGGTAGCGAATCGATTGTGTTTCCTATTGGATTTATCCCATCAATGCCCACCTTACCAATATCACCTTCGATACCAATTCCAGAAATAGGGTCTGGCTTATCGCCTTTATCTCCAGCAATTCCTTTTACAACAGATAGATTTAATAAAGTGTTTGATTGTTCGTCATAAACAACCGACAATGACGGAACACCTAAATTTACAACCGAGTCCACATTTTTATTTAAGGCTATTATTTTATCCGGTTTATTTAAAATGCTCTCGATCTTTGTCAATTGTAATTCATAAGCATCTAATGCACTAATAACCGTCTTAGAATGTTCAGCTATGGTTGTTTTCGCTTGATCGTCTATCGGTAATGGTGTAACTGCTTCTTGAATTTCTGCTTTACATGAAGACGGTGATTTATCCATAACCGTTGTAGGATCATTCAGTCTTTTGTCATTCGTCCATGCTAGTTTTCCCAGAGGCTTCTTAGTTTCTGGCGGTGGTGGAGAAAATGCAGTAACCAATGCATTTGCAAATTTTTCTAAAGCAGAATTCGTATTTGTATTACCTTGACTAGAACTCGATGGTGATGGGGCGGTTATTTTTGATTCTCCCGGTGTAAACCCCTCTTTGTTGGAATTAAAAAAAACAATTAATGACAAAAATAACAAAATTATTATTATTATAAATCGATTCATCTTATATATAAGCATACTTTATAAAAATATAAAAATTTTTTATATTTTTACCGAAAAATTAATCCTTGAACGCGAATGTCATTCAACTTAAGGGAACCCCCCCACTAGGCCCCGCTATTTATTTGTTTTCCCCCAGTAACCAGCGTTTCCAATATCTCCATCAGCACCCTTTGTATTTTTTCCTTTTTCTCTAGAAACTCCGAGATCTCCCTTAATTCCAGGTGGGCCTTCTTTTACTTTAATTTCCAAACTACAAGTTCTCAATATTGAATCGTTCGAATCAAATCCCGTAGATTTTTCTTTATTGATTGCAATACTGGCAAAATCTTTTGAATTTGATATTCCAGAAACAGAGAATTTAACTGGAATCATATTGTTCAATAAATTAATGTCCATGCCTATATTCGCTATAAGTTTTTGCTGTTGTGTAATATTTGAATTCAAATACTTCGTCAGTTTATCGTTATATTTTTGTAAATTATCAACTTCTTTTGTTAAACATTCATTTCTGACCTTATCCTTATCTTGAAATATGATAAAATTATCAGTTCCTGGAAAATAAATATTACAATTTTCTGTATATGCATCATTTTTTTTGTATTTCGCATATTTTGCATCTATTTGGGAACTTCCGGCGTAGCAATCTAAAGAAAAACTATCTGATGGATTGGTGGTTATTCCGAAAACGTCATAGTCTGTTCCCATTCCATCATTATATTGATCTACTAGTTTTTTACATGCGTTCATTATTTCAGTGGGTTTTGAAAAACTTGAACCGGATAATGTTCCTATAAAATTAGGCAATGTTCCATATACACCCAATTCTGGTATATTTTTTTTATAACATCCAAGAAAAGCCACTTTTTCAGAATCATTGTTTTTACTATCATCGATTTTATATATTATCGTGTTATTCGTCAAATTATTGTTATATTCCGGATTGATTACACCATTGTCATCCGTGTAATTTATTGCACACGTATTCATATCCTTTATGTTGATTGTGGGTTTTACATCTTTTTTGTCATTAAATTTAGAGCTATTTCCAGCATAACAAGCATATGTATCTATTGTTGATCCATTCTTTTCATTTTGAGTTGTATTATAAGGAACAATGCTAACTAAATCGAAAGGGACTTTGGTGCTTTCTATATTACTCGATCCAGGAGTAGTATTTGCATCAGTCGATCCAGGAGTATTATTTATGTTAATTAATGAGTTATGTGCAATTGTATTATTTATACAATTTGTAATCGCTCCATATTTGGTAACATTTCCGTTTGTGTCTATATTGTTCACATATGAAATCAATGTTGGTTTATCGCCATTCACCAATTTATCACCCTTTATTTCTTTGGCTAGACCCATCGACGAATAATAATTCGAAAAATTCCCTTTAAAACATCCATATAACTTTGCGTTTCCAAAATAAAAAACCGTATTTAAATAATTATTAATTGAATTTGTGATTCGTTTAAATGCTGGATTGTAAAAATCCAATCCTTCGTTTGTTATCGCATTTGATTTAATTGACCAAAATCCTCGTTCAGATGTATCTTCATTTAATTCTTTGAAAAATATCTTACCATTGGAATCTTTTATACTAGCAATAAGTGTTATGTTTTGGTATTTGTTATTCATATCAGTAATGTATAATTCTCCATTTTTAACTGTTTGTAACATATTTTCAAAAATTTTAACCGTTTTTATCAACGCCTCCCCTTTTTGTATAGGAACAACATTCGCATCTCCGTTAGGTCTATAAAGATAATGATCTTTTTTTTCCATATCGTAAGCTACATTTGCCATATTTAAAATTAAATGATTATAACAACATTTGGTTATTTTGTTTTTATATAAGAGTAAAGATCCATTTATAAATGTGTAGTATGATACTGTATATGCATATTCAGTTGAAATATTGCAATTATTTATTTTGAAAGGCTCGGTTAAACGATATTTGTTATCATCGTCAGAGACTATATCTGTAAAATCGTTTGAAAAATCATTTAAAATAACGCGGTTGAATTTTTTTATCAATTGATTAAATCTATTATTATAATAAAACGCTCTTAATATTAAATTCAACAAAAGATTATGAATATTGAATATATAATTTAAAGATCCCGGTACATCGTCTTTATTTTGGTTTGTTTCTCCAGGTGTGGATGATTGTTCATTATTCGCTGGTGCGTTTTTACCATCTTTTATAAAAACATTTCCATTATTTAAATCTTTGAGTTTAACAAAATATTCATTATACACCTCTTTGAAATCACCGTCGTTTAAATAGTTTAAATTTTCTATGTTTTTTTTTAAATTTTTAAATGTATCCGAATCAAAATTGTATGCCGGATCAATTATAAGATCAAACATATCCTTTAATTGTTTAAATAAAGGCATAATAACATTACATAAATCATCGGTGTACATCGTTAATAAACAATTCACGCTACTGGTGAAATTATTTGTATAAGAATGTTTTATAAAATTCTCATCATAATACTCATTATTAATAATTTTATCAAGAGTTTCTGTTATTTCAGCATATAAAATTTTTTCTTCATTTGCAAAATTAAAATAATTAACCGGGAATGAAACATACGGCACGGTGTTATATTTATCAGTAAACATCTTATATTTTTCACCAATATTATCAAAAAAAGTGTTTATTTTTGAATTAATTGCTAATTTTCCGAAACTATCGTCTGATAGAATGTCCGAATTTGTATCAATATTAATAATATTATTTGAATCATATTTAAACCAGGTTGGAAAATTATAGTTATTATATTTTTCTTTTTCACCTATATAATCAATGATATCATTATCAAAAATGTATCGTAAAATGATACCCAAGTCAAATATGGCAGTGTCTTTTGTTTTATCAGCAGTGTTATCATTATAAGTCATAAGTATTTTCGGATGACTGAATATATCACTATAACTATCGACATCTCGTTTCAAAATAGTATTATCTTTTTCGAAAAACTTCGGTTTTAAAAGTTGATTATAGTATACACTATAAAATATAGTTTTCATGGTATTCGGTCTATGGTATGGATCCACCAAATTAAACATTTTAATTAAGTTACTTTTTAATGGTTCGGAATCTAATCCTATTTCAATTTTATCGTCAGTTTTTTGCGACAACTCATTTAAATTATTTATAAGTTCAATCAAATTAACACTTTTATTATCTATACCAATACTCAGTGCGTTATATATTTCCGAAATAATTTTCTCATATTTGTTTAAAAAATAAATGATCTTAGGATTTTTTTTCTTTTGGTTGTCGATAATATAATTTTTTATTTTGCTTAATGAAGTATATAACTTATTATAGTCGTCTTGCTTCGCCTTATTTCTATTTTTTTGGATGATACTAAAACTATTTGACAATTGTTTTATTAAATTTGGCAAATCTTTCAAAAGTGATTGAATATCTTTTTTTGCATTCGTATAATCTTTTGTTATAGAATCTAAAAAATTTTTTGTGTCATCTAGAATCATTTGAAAAATGCCGCCATTAATATAATTTCTAATATTCTCTACAAGTGAAAACAAATTTGTTTTATTATATATCTGATAATCGTCAAGGTTTTTATTATATACTGAAACAGATCCCGGTTGGTTGTTTTTTATATTCGTATCTTCAAAATATACCATTACAGGCATTAATGAATTTATAGTTATTACATTATACGACGTATCCGTATAATCTTCATGTTTATGATATATTCTAACTATTTCTTTGTTCAACTTATTAAATACATTATCATTATCATTAATTAAAATAGTATCCGAATTGGAATTATAAACAATATTCGCAATTTTATTGATCGAACACTCATTTAATCGTTTTTCCCATTTATAATTCATCTGTCTGAAATCATTCACGTTATTTATAAATGTGCTAAAAGCGTTTATTTTTTCGATGTTAAGATTCAAATTAACAGCACAACTTTTTAATAAATCGGGAATTTGTTGACTATATAACTTATTATATCTATCATTAATATCCGAGTAATATTTTGCATCTGTTAATTCCTCGACATTTTTTTCTTGTTCAGTTAACGTTTTTTGGACATTGATAAGATCTGAATATGCAGTTGTAAGCAAATTATCTAATAATTTGTCATCCTTAACATTAACTTGAGAACTAGCTAATTTTGCGTAATTGGTGTTTTCTGAAGGTTTATTCAAATAATATTGCCAATATGTTCTCCAATCGGTTATGGTTTGTCCATTAAATGCAGAACATTGACCCTTCGCCAAAGTTGTACGATCATTATCGTATTTATCTTTATAATTTTTATCCGTCAGTTTTCTACCAATATTTTCCGCAATTTCGGTTGTAAATGCAAAATTAATAACATCGGAATACCATTGGACATCATATCCAAGACCGGAGGGTCCAAAACCTGTGGGATTTGAAAATAATTTTCCCGCCACATCATCTAATGATTTATTTGTAACATTTTTTGTCTCATCTCCCGTCCCCAGACCCATCCAATCATACATAGGGCTCACCGTAGTAGTTCTACTTACTTCAATTCCTAAAAAATTAGTTTCGATCTTTGTAAACGTATATGTTGTGTATTGAATGTCTAATGCTATAGATCCACCTTTATTTGTCGAAGCAAATTGTTTATCTTTTGTGTCATCTCTATTTGCATAATCTGATATCCTGCAAAGTCCAGGTGGAAACAATTCACGAATCGAAGCCGCGAAAGAATCAAATCTATAATCACTGCCCTGAGCTGTATCGTTTATTGTACGTCTTTCGTCGATCTTACTGGACACAAAGTCATCATAAGTAAGTGTAGACAAATATCTTCTAACCGATATATTTTTTCGAATGTCTTTAATTTTTTGTTTAGCGGTTTCCACAGCTATTCTATAATTATTAAGCTTATCTTGTGCTTTTTGCTCATCGTCTATTTTTTTTTGTCTTGTTTTTCCACCATCAATATAATCAATCGCTTTTACATATGTTAATCCACGATATCGCTTACTTACGGGTGCAGTTCCTGTCGCGTACGGATTTTTAACTGTTACTTTTTCAACTTTGAAACCCGTATAATAATGATACATTATATTTTTATCTTGTTCAGTTTTGGGTATATCATCACTAAATTCCATTCCATTATTAGTTATGTGTTCATATGCTTTATTATCAGTAGAATTCAATCCTATTCCTTTCAACCAATCAGAATGGGGTAATGTAAATGTTTCCCCTCCTATAAATTTATAATTTTCATATGAAAGTGTTTTTTTTTCAGATTTCGGGTCATTGCTATAATAATCCACATCTACATAATAATATCTATCAATGTATAATGAATATAATGCATTTAACATAAAAAAATTATTAAAAAAATCTTTCAATGTATTCTCGATATTGTTTTCTTTGTCAGCTGAAAATCCTATATCCTCAAATATAGAATTATAAATTGTTATAGATTTATCGATAACATTTTCCATTATATTTCTAGCTAAGGAATTAACATTTACTTTGAAAATATTTTCTCTATTGGTAGACGTCCAATCCTCTTCAATTTCTAATTTTTTAAGATAAACACTATAAGGTTTTTTATTTTTAGTGTCTAATTTATACGTTTCAAACGGATAGTATTCTTCTATATAATTTAAATTCATTTTAGACAAATCACCATTATAAATGTCATATATTAATTTCATTTTATTGTTCATTGAATAATAATCATAATTAAAATGCTCATTCACAAATTTAGTATATTTATTTACATAATTTTTGAAAAAAATATTGTTTGTTATTTCCTCTGTGTAATTCACTGGATCATATATATATTTAACATAATGAAAACCTGTTTTTTCTACATCTAATTTATTTCCAATCAATTCATTTTCATAAAAACTGGTTTTATTTACAGAATACCAATAATTTAATTTGTATAAAACATCATATGTATTTTTAAATGTGTTCAATTCGTCCGTGGATAAATCAAATTCAGCAATATTTCCTTTTGATAATATAAAATTTTTCAAATTAATACGATGAACGTTTGGTCGTGCTAAAATTACAGACGCACCGAGATAGTTTACGTCTATCGCAATTTTGTCTTCCTCATCACTTACGTGTCGACCAAAAATTCCATTCGCATTTTTTTTATCAGCATACGGCCCAATCCCAGGCTCACGTTCCGTTCCGTTATTCTGAAAATATGAATCGGGAATAGCAATAATATAATCTTCGGTAATATAAGAATCTTCCGATCCAACAATCATATCAATTTTTACCGGATCGTTATAATATGGCATCTCAAACCAACGATATTTCATGATTTCGTAATTGTAAGTTTCTATTATATCAAAAAACATGTAAGTATCATCCATATTAGAAGGAAGAACATTATTGTATTTATCATCAGTATAAAACGGTTCAATGCTATGTGTTATTTTATTTTTCGCATAATTATACAAGATATACACTAAAAGTATTATTAAAATAAAAATTACGGTATAAACTGTTATTTTATAAAAATTCATATTGTCTATATACATTGATTTATATAAAAATGTTTTATGTATATAACTCACCTTATAGATAATTTAATGTTATTATTTGTCATCAAGTTATCAAAATAAATTTTCTTTTGTAGTTCCCCAATACCCGTCTTGGCCTATTATTCCGGTTGGACCCATTGTACCGGTTGGTCCATAAGGTTCCGCATCATCACCTTTGTCACCTTTCGATCCCTGATGCGGATTTTTTATTAAAAAATTTAAAAATACATTTGGCAAATTACCATATGTGCTAATATTTGGATTACCATCTGTATTATCAACAATACCTAAATTAAATTTTACGGGTATTTTTTTCTTTATGTCTGCCATGGACGCTTCTATTTCATCCATGATTGAAACAAATGCGGAAATCATAGTTTGTGTTGACGCGGTTTTGTTTTCGTTGCCGGGCGATTTAACAAAATATGTCGACTCGGATGTGGGTTTTTTATTAAAAAAAAATGGTTTTGATGTACATGCTCCTTCTATATTTACGTTTTCAGAATAATAATAAAATAACAAAAATGATATTAATATATAAGTAATAATAGCCAATTCAATATTCATCATATATATTGTAGTTACATTTTATACAACAAATTAATACATCGAAAATTGTAAATTTGATTGTTGTGATGCTTCGAAGCCATTATTCGAGCCCAATGATACATTTGGTGTATTTTCCCAATTTCCTCTCCTTCCTTGAGGGCCTTTTGGACCAATGGGTCCAGCTTGTCCCGGATCACCTGGATCTCCTTTTATTCCTTTATCGCCGGTGGGTCCCATTGGGAGTGCCGCTGTAATTTGCCATTTTCCGTAATTTTTATCAGAACTACCATTTGGAATTATATCTATCTTTATAAAAGCAGCCGTTTCGGCTTTATCGTAATCCACTGAAATTACTCCATCGTTTTTAACAATTATATCATCAACGCTTTTGGGAATTTGACTCTTTATCTTTGTTATTCTTTTTTGTAAATTGCATATACGTTTGGTTAAATCTATAAATGATCCCTGATATACAGGAAGTAAATTATTTATTCCATATGCTATTTGTTGTTCATTTCCCGTTTTGTTTTTTAGCTTCCCTAAAATGTCTTGAATTTGTTTTATGTCAGTAATGTTCGAGCTTCCTTGTAAATCTATACTTTCACATAATGTCATTGAATCACCCGGTGTTTTTAGATCACCAGGAGTGTTATTATCACCCGGTGTTTTCTCGTCACCAGGAGTGTTATTGTCACCCGGTGTTTTTATATCACCCGGTGTTTTCTTTTCACCAGTTGCTTTTTTAACAGCAGGCGGTTTTTTACCAATAGTCGCTCCTTCGCGTAAATTATAAAACCATATAAAATAAATTAAAAAAACTATTAAACTCAATAACAGTGTCCATTTCACATATATATTTAATTTCATTTTATATTATAACAATATAAAAAATGAACCGTCATAAACATATATATTTTGGATCAAATTCTAAATGTCAGATAAGTCGACTATTATGAAAACCTTCAATACACACTTCTTTGATTTTATCGATGATATTTTGCTAATATTTCCAAACAATGAGGATTTATTGGGAGCAAAAAAGTCATTTGAATTGATCAAACGTGCTAATCCTACAGCTATATTAAAGTCATGGTTTGCTTTTGTATATTCGCCTTATGTTTCGGAAATCGAAGCCGGAAATATTTCATTTTTCTTCGAGAAGAACTATGCCGATGACTTATCGATATTGAATAATGGTGGAGAGATCATGAAAACGATTGATTCTTTTCGAAAGCCGGTTAGTGAAATGAGTGATATTAATAAAGCCCATACCATGAAATATATACAAAATTTGAGTAAATTATCGGTTGTTTATTGTAGCAAATAAGTTAAGGGAACCTACGGTTCCCTTAAGATCCCTCCCTTTTTACAATTAAATTTCACTGTAAAGACAAAAGGAGGGGGTTATATGGGGTGAAGCCTTTAGTTCACTTAAGATCCCTCCCTTTTTACAATTAAATTTCACTGTAAAGACAAAAGGAGGGGGTTATAGGGGGAACCTTGGTTCCCCCTATTTTTATCTTCATTATATAATAATGGATACTGAAGATATAATCTTAAAAAAAGACGCGGAGATTTTAGCCCTAAAATTCGAAATCGCGGATCTTAAAAAGAAACTCGAGGATAAAGATTTAGAAGAAATCGTTTTTAATGCAGAAGTATCTGAAGACGAAGAACCTATGGTTTTAAAATTACCCGAGGAATACCAAGAAGAAGAAGAAGACCCTAATCTTTTCCAAAATCCCAATGCCTTCATGCAATTTATGCAACTTATGATGAATAATAATGTACAAATATCACAGGAAGATGAAGGAGATGATGATGAGGAAGGAGATCAGGAGGAAGCGGATGGGGAAGAAGATGATGAAGGAGATGAAGAGGAAGTGGAGAATGAGGAAATGCCAGAATTAGAGATCATTGATGACATCATTCCCGAATAGACAATTTTCGCAAATCATAATTCAATAAATATATCAACTCTTCGGGTGTCTTTTCCCTAAGATAATCCGAAATCCATAGTTTTGTTATTTTTATAATATTTTGGCTATGCTTGGATAAAGATTGTAAATGTATTTTATGTAATACATCTGCAATATTCTCATACTTATCCGTATTTAACATATAAGTACTTAATTTCCATACATATTTGGTCATATAAAATTCATGTAATTGATCAATAAATTCCTTCCTTTGTTTATAAAAATATTGAAATTCCGATTTAAATTTTGGAAAATGTATCAAAAATTCCGACGTTTTTCCAATACGATGAAAACATAAATATTGGTAATGTAAGGAATTCATAAACGACTTATTACACCCAGTCACATTCTCATAAATGGGATTTTTTATGGTAAAATGTTCACCATTGTGTAAATTTGTTACCACAATTCCCATGGAAGTATAATCCGTCCGATTTTCATAGTATTTTTCGGCACATTCATTTTCATTTATTTGGATTCGTTGTGGAAATCGAAACATTCCAATATTTTCAAATGACCCCCACGATTCATACATCAATGGTGGTATAGAAATAACTCTTTTTGAAACCGGTAAGATATCGTAAACCGCGATCAAATATAAGACAGGGGTTTCTACTGAAAAAACAATATGATTCTCCGGGTGTTGTAATACAAAACAATAAGAATAATCTTTCGATAAATACTTTAATATATCAATGTCTTGGAACTTCGTATTTCGCGGAACCGCAAGGGCATCCAAGAACATATTCCTTACCGATGTCTTTCGCATCTTGGGATTTTTATAATAAAACGTACGATAATGTCCACCTACCGCTTTTTTTGTTGCAATTTCCCACGAATCAATGCGTTTATCATAAAAAAGATGTAATAGTGTTCCTTCTATTTGTTCATTTACATAAAGGTTTTCATTTTTTACATTCGGATAATGTTTTTTGAATTCACTTAAGGTTATTGATTTCGGCGGTGAAAATGATAGTAGATTATTTTCAGGATAAGATAGAACCACGGATCTACATTGTCTGGTTTTCAACGGCTCGTCGAAACAAATCGCGGTTTTATCATAATTCAATACTGTATATAATGTCTGTGTTATATATTTTCCTCTTGGATCAAAAGCCGTTATTATATTGTTCTCATCGGAACAAACACAATTATAGACCCGTGTTTTTACCTTTTGGTTTTTTAATAATTCGGAATCCTCGATCTTGAAAAAAGCATATTGTGTAGAATCCATATATTATTATGTCTAGTGCTTTTTGAAAAGAACTCTATATCTTCTTTTCAAATATCAATTAGGGGAACCAAGGTTCCCCTAAGACCCCTCCTTTTAAGTTTCACCTGGATTGACTCTTATTATTCCCTTGTTGAGGGAGGGATCTTAAGGGAACCGTAGGTTCCCTTAACGTGGTTCCCTTAATAACTTTCTCCGGTATTTTATCCACCTCCACATTCTGTATAATATTTTTGATCAACTTCTTCTGTGCCGTTCCTTCCCCCATCAAGTCCCCCGAAAACACCTGAGTCATTATCTTCAGACTCTCTTCCTTTTTCTCACTATCCTTCAAAAAATCGGGGTTTTGTTCATGCCAAACACCAGACTGTTGTATCACTTTATGTGATACCACATTCGCCAGTTTCTTGATTCTTGGAAGTTCTACCTTCTCTTTTTCCCATTCATCATTCTCTCGAATATAAACCGTTTCCCGTTTCAAATCCATACAATGAATCGGCCGTTGATACATACCCAATTTTTCCAAGATTGATGCAATAATTCGGCTACTCCCCTCAATTTGTCCATATTTCACTACCGTTTGTAGATCCGATTGATCCAATGTAATCGAATTCAAAAAATCGGTAAAATTGATCGCATCCTTACATTTTTCATTCAAGAAAAAGTTCACATTAAAGTGTGCGTTCGTCGTATTATGTGTCGTATTATTATTATGTATTGTGGTCGGTAGTTCGTTCTTTTCTTTCGTGATCTTCACTAGCTCCTGACTATTTTTCAGAAGTTGTAACAATATCTCACGCGTCAATGACTTATTATCCAGTTCTTCTTCCGTTTTGTTTTCCTCGGTTTCCAATTGTTGATCACTCGATAACTCGTCACACTTTTTCATATGATACCATAAACTATTCCTCGCCGAGTACTCCTTTCCACATCCTCGGCAAACCAACGATTTGCCTAAAGTCTCGGCGTTTTTTTTGTTCGAAGTTGTTCTATTTTTATGCTTCTGGGTGGATAAATGTCGGTCCCAATCACATTGTTTACTGCATCCAAAGTCACACGATTCACAATAAAATTTCGCGGCGTTTTTCGGCGTTTTTTCCATTCTATATTTTGAACAGAAAAAAACGCCGGACAAGAAACGCAGAAAAAACTGTTGGTAACAACATGTTTTTCAGCGAGTTTTAATGAGACCATTATGCTTTGCCTGAAAAAAACGCGAAAATTCTGGGAAAACTTTTTTAAGAAAAATAAAATTGGACATTTATAAATGTCCAAAAGTAAAAAGTGACGGGGTCTTTTGTTTTTAATTTTCCAAGATGGGATTTAAGAATTGATTAAATTTTCAAGAAAAACACACATTTTTGTAAAATAATATACAACAACTACAAAATTTATTGTTTATGGAAAATCAGTAGGGGATATGTTGTAGTGCCAGGATTTCCAACTTCTCGGATAACTCTTTTTGCCACTCCCACTCTTTACGTAATTGTTTTATGGTAGACTCATCGAGTTCATTTCCAGAACTGTCGTGTGTTGGCAAGCCGTCTGAATCAAACAACGAGTACAAACACGGTTGTCTACAGAACATTTCAGTTGGCGGGATATAATACCAATCCAGGTTTTCCAACACGTGTAACATTTGATTTCCAAAAGCATCATGTGGGTTGTCTCGTTTCTTCCAATCTTTGGACAGAATTCTGAGTGTGCTTTTAATAAGAGTCTCGTAGTTCATTTTATATACGTAGTAGTTTGTCTGTTCAAGTTATGATTTGGTTTTTATTATTTATTGGTTTAAAAAAAAGCCGATCAATTTTCCAAGAATTAGGGGGAACCGGTGGTCTTCAGAATCAGCTTCGCTGATTCCAGCCCCTATGACCCCCTCCCGCCCTTCGGGTAGTTTAGTTCCTTACCAGTTTCCGTAACAACAAATAAATTCAGAAAACCCACATAATTATTCTGGGTTCCCGGTGGATACTGCTGCCAAGAATGATGTTAATAAAATCATGGAATTTCGCGGTTTTTTGATGTTCGAATTCAGCAGTATCCACCGGGAACCCGGGAAAATTACGTGTATTTTTTCATTAAATAATCACGGCAGGTAAAATGGTAAGGAATAAAAAATAGTTGAATGACGGGAGGGGTTATAGGTGGGAACCGGGGGTTCCCCCTAATAGGTTCCCTTAAAAAATAAAACATTATCATACAATATATATAATGTCAGAAGAAGGAGAAATAAATGAATCTATAGAAACAAAAGAAATCAAAAAAGAAGAAACTCCACAAGAACAAGATAAAGGACCGGAACAAAAGAAAAAGGCATCGGTTACCTTAGACCTCGGTGATATTATCGAGATCGAATCTCCAGCAAATGTCGAATTACATCAGAATACATTTTTCATTATTTATTTGGATGATTCCAATATCAAAATCGTGAATGTATCCACTTTTTTACCCATTTTATTGAAACTCGATAGTGAGGGTCGGATCACCGATGAATCCATTAAGCAAATCAATATTTTAAGTAAAAGTGAGGAAAAAGGGTATGCCCGGCAGCATATGCTCTTACCCAAAACCTGGGTCAATATACATTTTGGCGGTGAAATTCCTACAGTGATCACTGGTGAAATCACCAATTTAGAAGAAGATATGATCGAGATCACGACATATCCCGATTTACAAACGATCTATATTGATTTTGAATATAAGGGTATTCCGGAACATTTGCCTCTGGATCAAATTGAAATTCGGAGTAAACCGGTGGGCTTGGAAAAGATCGCATCTTTGATTGGTATGAAAGAGCAAATGGAGGAAGGTGAAGTCGTGGAGGATTGGGCAAAATTCCATGACCAAGATGAGTCCTCTCTCGAGTTTGCTGATAGTGGTGAAATGATCATCCGAATGTCTCCGAATGCCCAACCATCGAAAAATATACGTGATGAACTCAAAACATTATATTTAGATGCAAATGAGATACAATTCGGTGAAGATTTGGATGATATTTATCAGGCAGTAGAGTTACCAGAATATCGCAAAAAATATGGAATTGAGACACAGGTGAATGATATGATGGACGAGCTTTTATCCGAGATCCCGAATGCAAAACGAACGAAGGCGGTACTTGATAATATTCATTATTTGATCGAGAGATTCCGTGAATTACGTGAACAGTTTTCCAAATTCGATACAAATGGGAATGTCTATGATACGAAACTGGTAGGCAATTTCCATAAGCCGCTTATCGAACGTATCAAGTCATTAGATACAAGGCTGAAATGGTTGATTCCGGTTGTTTCTCTACGTAAGAAGATTTATACGGAAATCGATCCGGAAAATACCCGGGATGTTTCACAGCGGAATATGGGACAAGATATTGTGGAACAAGCATCAGTTATTGAAGATTATTATGAGAATCAGCTACGTGGAGAGCAGCCGATTTATGATATGTTATATGAAAAAATGAATGATTTGATGACACCGATGGAAACACCGGTTTACCAGGAAAATTATCTAGTTCCGAAACAACGTGTCTTGGAAAATATTGAATCTGTTGTAAAAAATCTGAATAATTTCCATAGTACAGTTTTCGATTTGACGGAAAAGAAGGAGGGTTATTCACGTAGACGTTTTGTTGTACAGCGTTATAATTTGGGACAGACACGACTTGGTCCAAGTATCGGGAAAAACGGTAAACGTGTTTACCTACCTGAACCGATGACTGAAAATGATAATTTGACGATGACTTCGGTTTTAACATTACCCGATCCTGTAATAAAATTCTCGAAAATAGAGTTACCTTTGACATCGATTTTGGACCGTTGTTCCATATCGAATCGATATTTTTACCTATTCAAACTTTTGAAGAAAAACACGAAAATCCGGGAAAATTTGATATCAAAATTCAACAAAGATGAAGATGCAGAATTTTGGAAAGATACGAGCACAGGAATTCAGGAGTTTTTATTGGATGATTCGGTGGAAAAGGATCCACACCGATTCCAGAAATTCTTGGAAGCCATGGTACCCAAAACCGCGACTATTATTGATATGGTGAGGAAACAAATGAAACATCGGCTTTCCATGAAAGCAGTCGTGGATATAATGGAACCATTCAAAGTATATACTTCGGATATCAACTATTCACAATATAATCAGATCCGATTTTTCATCAAGGAACAGATAAAAGAATTCAAAACGGCATATTTGAAACGCGGTGATGAGTTCGCCAAGATGCGTTCTATAAAATATGCGATTGCGGAAATTGAGAATCGGTTGGAACGTATGTTTTTTGAGAAGCAAGAGGTCGCCGAAATGTTCTTTGATTCATATAATTTTTTAAAACCCGATAAAATGAAATATTCGGAGTCGGAATTTGCGGCAAAGATCATCAAAGTAGATCAGGGAACTCTATTTTATAGTCTGTTACAGTTCATGATGATTTCTTTGATCACTCCTGAGAATTTATTGGCAAGTATGGAAGAAAGCGATGATATGTCGAGTCAAGAAAAGATCAAGGCGAAAGATTGTGTAACCCGTGTCATTACCAAACGGTATGAATCGTTGAAACAGTTACAAAAAGATAATGGGGAGCAAGAAATCTTCACTGATAAAGAGTTTGATGATTCGCCATATGAACTCTATAAGAAATATAAGGACGATGCTCAGAAATATTTACCGGAGGAATTTGTGGAATATGTAACGGAAAACTTGATACAGAAACATGATGCACCGGTTTCTATGGCGGCCCAATTGGCCCAAACTTTAATCGCCGGAAAACGTAAAGTCCAAGAAGGTGAATATGCAATCTTAGAAATAAAGCCACAATTACCCGCCGGTTCGGATGAATCGAAATTAACGGAAAAAGAGAAGCAAAGAATCGCACAAGAAGCCAATATTCGTAAAAAGACGGAGTATTATCGCCGTATGAAAAATCAATGGGTACATGATTCTTCGATTGATGAAACCACATTTATCGATACCAATACACTCTTTTGTAATATGGGTAAAATCTGTTTCCGGAATCAAAAGGCGAATGTATGCGACTCTATAGAAAACGCGGAATTAAGGTTAAAACAGACGGAACGTAAACGGCTTTTGAAAGAGTTCGATGGACGTTTCATTGAGTCCTTGGAAACCATTCAAGAAACCGTGAAACATAAGATCGAAACCCAAATGCGTCTTTTGAAAAAATCCAAAGTCTTGGAAGAGATTCAATTACACCGGTATAACCGTTTTGCATTTGAACTCGGTAAATTCGCCAAAGCGGAGGATATTTTACAGTCACCGCATTTGGAACTCAGGGATACGATTATGGGACAGCCTGATTTCGTAAAGAAACAGACGGATTTGGTACGCTTCGCAGAGATGTTTTGCCGTGATGCGATGGTCAATGAATTGGGTGAGAATCAGTTTTGGCTTTATTGTAAAGATACGAATACCAAGTTGTTACCCACGTTTTTCAAGGACCTCGCTCAAGAATTTCTTTCGAATGGGAATTATCAGAGAAAAATGGATGAGATCTGTCGGAAACAGGGTGTAATGAGTGATGATGGAGATTCGACGGTGGATATACATAGTGGTTATGTAATATGCAAAAACAATTTGATACAAGAGGATGGATTCGATGATAATGGAATGAAAATAATCACACATGAAGTGATTGAAAAAGATGCAGGGCAACAGTTATTGGAAAACGTCGCGAGAATGAAAGATCGAGTCTTCGAAAGTGAGACGGCCGAAATGGTATATCGTATTTATGCGGCCATGGCGAGGAATATTGGAATTCCGGTGGAATCGATCGATGATGTCGTCATGCGTTTATCCACCGAACTCATTGAGAAAAATATCAAATCCGAGGAATCCTATAATAAAATGTCGGATAAGATGGAGAAAGATAAAGGGAAACGGCCACCACCTTATAAGATCTATAAGAATCAGACGATTTTGACCATTGTAGCTGCAATTATCTTGGTAGCGGTTCAAACTATAACACCGTCTTTTAAAACAAGAAAGACTTTCCCGGGTTGTATTCAGTCTTTCCGTGGATATCCTATGGATGACGGTTCCGTTGGTGATATGAGTGGACTCAATTATATTGCATGTGTCATGAAAAAGACGAGTAGTTCGATCGAACCCTGGAATTCGATCGCGAAACTCCCCGTGGAGATTTTACAGGAACGTATCAAAAAAGTGATTTCGGATTATGTGATTCCAAGAACGGATATTACGGAAATGTATGCCGAGAAACGCGAATATCTATTGTTACATCGTGACGAGGAGATTCCGAAAGAACATGCGTTGGATCGTTGGACAAATTTCTTACCGCCGTTGGTACCATTTAAAATCGTAAAGTCACTCAAGGGTTTAACCAATGAGTATAAAACAGAGCTCCTTACATTGATGCGTGAGGGGAAAGCGAAACAGCGGGAACATATTGCGATTTTCAAGACTAAAGTTTTGAAGTATGGCTATGGTTTTATCGAATCAATTTCGAATATTGTACATGCGAAAGAGCTTTTATTGAAAACGAGTTCCAAGATTCCTTTCTTGGAAAATGCATGCTGTAATGATCGGAGATCGAAAACACCCCTCGAATATTTCGCGAAAGAGGATGAGACGATTATGCCACATATGGAAATGGTGAAGAGTTGGATCAAAGTATTGGATAATGTGGCGACGATTTCGAAGGCCCCACAGCTTTACCATCCCATTCAAACCGGTTTTGTTTCCACACCCTTACCAAGTGAACATTTCGCGGAGAATGTATATTTAGCTTTTATTCATTATTGTAATTTGGATAGGGAGGCACCGATACCGGAGGAATTCAGGTGCCTCATCGCAGAAAAACCGGCGGGTTATAATCCGAAGGGCACGACGAAAGAAAAGATTGAATTCTTGAAAGAAAACGGGAAACGGTTCACCTTGGAAAATTTGATGCAACTGATGGAAATCGTGAATCGTAATAATTTATTGGGCGTTTACTCGGACCAAATGAAGGGAACTGCGATCTCTGGCTTAACTGATTTTATCGAATATTTGGAGAGCCAGGATTCATCAATTATTGAGAAGCCGTTGCGTAATTTGCTGGTGGAAGTGATCAAAGGATACGATCCGAAGAAGATGATTTTGGATGATGCGAAGAACCCCGATCCCGCGAGTTTCCAATTGAATAAGTATTTGGCAAGGGCGAATGAGGAGATGTTGGATCAGATCAATGAGTTCATCCGGATGAATAGTAAGATGACGAAGGGGAAACGGGAACAGTTACAGAATCAGTTGGCGAATATTCATATGTGGGCCATAGACCAAAAAACAAACGATCAGATGGATGAGACGAATATGTATACGGTAGTAAAATTTTTAAAGAATTCCGTATACAATATTTCGCGAGTTTACCCCGAGATCATTCGTAATAATCATACGGAACCCATAAAGATTCATAAACATTGGAATTTGGCAACACCTCATATTAAAGATCTGGCGAGTACGATGGCGAAATATTATGAGCCATTACAACAATTCAAGAATGATCGTGTCTTGAATAATTATATTGAGGATACACAGACGAAGCTGATCGATCTGAATGCATTTTTGAATTTCATTCCGGTTTTCACCCCGATTCATAAGACATTATATGATACCGAAAAGAATCCACCTGAAAAAACACAGTTGTCATGGTTCGCCTTATTCAGTAAACGTACGGTATATATGTTGATGTCTTATATTTGGTATTCGGTTTTTTATGAGTATATGAATTCGACGGAAAATGAGGATTTATTGGAAGCGGATATCTTGGATCGAAAGGAAGCGAGGAGACAAAAAATCCAGGAAGATATGGATCAATTGGCCCCTGGTGAATCTAGATCAGAGTTTGACCAAGATACGGATATGGCGGATTATAATGATGATCTGTTGGATAATGAAGTCCAAATCGAGATGGGGAATAAGAAAGAATTGAAAGAACGTGTCACCGAAATGTTATTGGCTTTCTTGAAACTCGAATTGGGAAATAAAGATAAATTGGACGCACCTTATGATATCTTGAGTAGAAAAATGCGAAGATCAAGGCAGGATGAGAAGAAGATGATAACGGATTATTTCAAGAATATGGATGTGGATGAACGAAGGGTGGAAGATCAGAAGAAAGCCCTCAAACTAGGCCGATGGAATGTGGGAATGCAGAAGGGGTTGGTATATTATGATAAAGAGACATATGTGAGGGAAAGAGAGGAGATGATAGCGAGGTTGAATGGGAACAATCAAGTGGAGGAGATAGCGGATGATCCGAGGGCGAGAGATGTGGATGAATTGATCAGAGACCAGGAAATGACGGAAGACGCGGAAGCGTATAAAGAGGCAAATGATATTGGTGGACTGGATGAGGAGTATGGGAATGGAAATTATTATGAGGAGGATGCTGACGAGGATTATCAATAAAATGAAAAGGAAGGGGTGCGGGGCGTAAGCTTCGCGGAAAACCTTGGTTTCCCCGCAAATAATATTTATTCGTATATAATAGATGTTATATTTGGAAAGAGGATTTATAAGAAATCATAAGGCAAGTTATGCGATCGCCCTTTTCCTGGTCCTTTTTTCCATAGTCCATTATTTCAAACCGAGTTTTTCATATGGTGATGAAGGCGAATTTAGGCAATTCGGGGTGGGGTATAAAAATAAGACGGTGATTCCGATATGGGGAGTGGCGATCGTTCTAGCTATTCTGTCGTATTTGTTTGTGCTATGGTATCTCACTTGCACATGAATAAATATATAGTTATAACGTATATAACTATATAGTATGGTGAAAACACAGAAAAGGTCTAGAGAATCAAGAAAATCAGGTTCGCACGAAAAAGAACCTATGACTTTGGCAGAAATGAAAGGATTGCAAGAAAAATTTGAAAAGGAGACAGGTGTAGGTAAATCAACACGTCCTTCTAGTTTACCGAAAGTAAAAAACGCATGGGGCGGAAAACGTTACAGAAAAACGGCAAAACGAAGACATGCGAAAAAAACAAGCGGATGGTTTTGGTAGATACATATCGATAAAATGGATCGATATGCATTAAATTAAGGGAGGGATTATAGGGGATAAGCGAAGCAAAGGTGGTTCCCTTAAGAGTTTATCACACAAGCTAATATCGCAACCAACATGGCCACAATCGACGATAAATAAATCCACATGAAATGCCCGAAAGTGTTTTTTGTCGCTACTAAATTACGTAGTTTTTCTTGTTGACTTAGTTTCACATTTTTGTCATTATCAAACACAATACGGAAATCAAGAGGAAATTTATCACTTGGTCCGGTGGAGCCATCTTTTGAGTCGGACATTTTAATGATATCATCTACATTCTCGACGCTTATCTGTGTAATCAAAAAGTTATAACTAAATTGATTGGAATCAATCTTTTCAAACAAATTACTTTGAACAATATCATTCATTAGGCTTGTTAAACCCCATAATTGTATATATTGATAACCCAAAGTGTTCTCGAATACGGTTATTAAATTGGGATTGGTTCCTATACCAAACATGGTAATAGCTACAATAACGAATGCGGCTAATGTATTCCAAAATACATAAAGAGCATCTTTTCTACTCATTTTATCAATTTTAGCCTCTTTATCTTTCATGATCATTGTCCTATAAAACAATAAATTTGCGATATACCCCAATGCGGTAACCAGTGCAAATAGGATGAGACCCCGATACCAAAACGTTTTTTTATAGAAACAGAAGCTATAAATGAGTGCTAGAGGAACTGGAAAAACAATGACAATGATAAAAAGCACGAGCCAGACTTGGGATAGGGATATTTTTCCAGTCGGATGAAGTAATTCGGAAACATTTTTGTCTATATTTTCCACACGTTCGAAGGCCATTCTAATTTAGTGTAATATATTTATAATAGAGACAGATTTTAAGGGAAACCTGGGTTTTCTCTATTATTTACTTGTATAACAATATATAAAATGGAGTATCCAAAATTAATAGATGCGAGGGTGACAAATTACATGTATGATACTTTGCAAATGTGCCATACAAATCGAGTGAAAATATATTCGATTGCTCTGAATGTGGGAGTGTTTATTTTATTTATTACAATAACTTTTGTAACATTGTATTATTGTTATAAGAAGAAACCGACGCCTTATGAATTGAAACAGAAAATGTTAAAGGATCAAGATTATATTTTGTCTAAAATAAGGCACTATCAGACGGAAAAATTAAAACTATCGGAGGACTTTTCAAAGGAATTAATGTCAAGGTAGAAATATATAATGAATACCACCGAAGAAAAAAAAGAAGAAATTAAAAGAGAAACGAATACGGCACAGGCCACTTTCGTTTCTCTTTTAGACAGATTAGATAAAACACATGCAGATGAGATCCGTTTCGATGAACCAATGCATGGAGATTTAGATTTTTCGTTATTAAAAGACCGAGATTTCAAACACGTTACCGCAATCGTTTTCAATAATGAAGGTGATGTCACATCGATTCAGAATATTCCCGATTCTATAAAAAAGATCGAATGTCGAAAGCAAATGTTAACTGAACTACATGACTTACCGGAGGTATTAGAAGAGCTCGATGTAACAGGTAACTATATAAAGAAACTTGATACAAAATCTCTTAAATTCCTAAAAATCCTAAGAGTATCAGATAACGAGTTGGAAACATTGGACCATCTACCTGAATCGATCGAAGAAATCGAATGTGAAAATAATCAGTTAATAAAGTTGGAGTTAGCTGGATTACATAATCTCCGGTCTTTGCATTGTTCGAATAATCAGCTTTTGGTAGTCGCGAATCCACCGACCACACTTACGGATTTCGAAATGGAGAATAACCCATTCGTGGAAATAAGCAGAGATATAGACCCAGAAGATAAGGCGAAATCGGAAAAACGTCTGGACTATTTAGAAAGTATGAATGAATATTTTGAACTCAAACGAAAATATGAGGAAAAGAAGAAGCAGCTACAAAAGTCTGCATATGAGCGGATGCAGAATGCGAAAAAAGGGTTCAAGAAAACCGTGAACCCGCCTTGTATATCATGTAAACGACCGGTTGGCTCCATATTTGATAGAAAAAATGGTCGTTATTTAGCTACATGTGGCGACAAAGTGAATCCATGCAAACTAAATATTCAACTATTTAGCGGTACCTATTTCAATAATGAGACTTTACTTACGCTTTATAAAGAAGATATGGAGAAGACAAAAGAGGATATTATAAAACAGAAAATGGATACACTTTTTAATTATGTTTCGGAGGATCAATCTGTCTCGGAATTCAAAAAGGCATTGGATGATTATAATAAAGATAGTAGGACATATAAAGATTTGATGGACCGGTATAAAGATTTACACGAGAATCCGGAAAAGGCTTTGGTCATTGAAAAGAAGACCCAGGAGATTTATGAGATTTTGGCGAATATCAAAACACAGATTAAGGAATACGAACAGACGAAAAACCGTAAAACCTTGATGAGTGCGTTACATACGTATAAAAGGGATTTGATTCCAGCGATCAAACATAAAAGAATGAATCAATATGAAGTGATGGAAGTGGATATAGATGAGGATAACAATACTTCCAAATTGTTTCAAAGAGAACTGGCATTGAATAAGATGGATTTTAAGTATGGTGAGGAACCAAGAGTGGTGAAATTCATTAGGGGAGCGGGGGAACCTTAGGTTCCCCCTGCGACCCCCTCCTCTTCTTTCCAATTAAAATTATTAGAGGGTCATACTCTATAAGTAAAGGAAGGGGTGCGGGGCTGGAATCAGCTTTGCTGATTCTGAAGAACCTTGGTTTCCCCGCAAGGGAGGGATCTAAAGGGAACCTTAGCGAAGCAAAAGGGTTCCCTTTATTTCTGCAAACTATATATAATGAATTCATTCCAAGTAATTGTTTTATCCATCGCTGTAGTAGTTTTAGTATTAGTTCTTACATTTATAGGTGTGGTGATGAGTAAACAAAACGCATCAACCGTATATCCACCGACAATGGGAGATTGTCCCGATTATTGGGAAGTTCGTGCCGATGGAAAAGGATGTAATGTTCCGCTTCAAGGAAAACCAAATAGTGGAGCTAAGAAATTCACGCCTGATACAAAAGCATTACTAGAAGATAAAAATGTAGCAAGTGGTCAATATATCAACTTTAAGGATAATGCATGGACGAATGTATGTACGAAAAAATGTTGGGCGACAGATAATGGAATCAAATGGGATGGAGTAACGAATTATAATGGAACGTGTGGTTGCTAAGGGGCATAGGCTTCGCTGAAGACCTTGGTTCTTCAGAATCAGAGAATCTGATTCCAGACCCTTTTTATATTCTATACTATTATATAGTAAGAAATGCAATTGAATTCGAGTTTAACTGTAAGTGATGCTTACAGAAGTGGAAATATATTGAATGTAGGAAAATACAATGGTCGTGTGAATATTTTAGAACCAGAAAATCCGAATGTCAGATTCCAAATGGCAGAACGGATTGCTATAAAAAATAAGGCCACGGAATATCGCGAGGTATTAACAGGCGAATGGGAAAACAATGTTTTAGCACAAGTGTTTTTCTCACCACAGAATGCCCAGATCATTCAGAATGGCCTCCGTGCGGGTGTATACAAAATGTCGAATGAGCAGTTTGTTATACCACCTCAGGGCATGGATACTCTGAAAACGATTATGCGATCGATTTATTTACAATATGCCAAACATTATGAGGATAATGTGACGAAACAAGTGGAGGATTTGAATCAACATGTGCTTGACTATGCGGTTCCTTCGGTTTATGGAGAGACGATGGGGTATATGAAGTATTTACAGGATCAAAGTTCTTTAGTGGTTCCTTTGACGTTACCGCAGCATCATGATAGGAATTATAAACAATTGGAACTGAAGCCATGGTTTTAAGGGAACCAAGGTTCCCTTAAGATCCCTCCTATTCAATTGGCACAAAAGGAAGGGGTCTTAGGGG